ATTAGCATTGTGATAAAAATCAGAATATCCCAATACCGTTTTATATATATATTCCAGTGTATTTTGGGTAGTGTTATTGGGGACAAATGTGGAATTTTTATTTCCTGTTATAACTTGCCATGTTGACATTTATACTATATATATATTTAGATATTTATTATATGATACAGCCATTCGAATAGCCATTAGTGGTAGATAGATTGTGCCGCTAAACTAAAATATGTAGAAGCTGAATTATAGTGGTAAGTAGAATCTACCTTTTATAAAATGGCATTTTAATGATTATAATTTTGTTACGATAAATGCATTGGAGTTATTTCAATAATTATTTTATTTATTGAAATAAATTAAAATAGGGTAGATTCTACTTACCACTAGGGTAGATTCTACTTACCACTAGATTAGGCTAAGCTGTAATGAAATATTACTAAATGTATAATTTTTGTTTGTAGGTAACCCAATTCTAACATAAATATTGAATGGCCTAGCAAACGGCATTAAAGATACGCAGGGTAAAATTATATTTTTTGCCTTATCAGTATATGTGGACAATGGTGATGCTGCTCCGATGTGTGCAGGTTTAATTTTTTCTTCACCGAGATTATACGAATCACTATTATTGCTACCGAATCCGCTGGAAGGTACAGGTGCCGATTGAAGGGTTGGCGGGTTTGTTGTTTTATCCAAAGAAATTTCAAATTCTTTTGAAAATGCGTCAAACCACGGACTTGACTTTTGGATACTTTTGGCATTTATATTTATATAATCTATACGATAATGTAATAAAAATGGTTGATCGGTCGCGTTCGAATCAACACATAAACCATAATTATTATATATACTGGGGTTAAAGCTTATCATGGAATTGTCAACTAATAAATCTTTGATAGTAAATGTAAATAATGGATATGCTTGGGATGACATACCTTTCCAACAAAAGGATGCATATCGATACCGCGTTGGGTTATTTGATACATCAATAGAATAAGTTTTACTTGGTTTACTATTGTATACACCATTATAAAATTGCATTTCATTGGCGTATGTGCTTAAAAAAGAAGTAGGATTTAAAGGATTAAAAGATGTGTCAATAGACAATTCGTTATTATATCTTACCGAATTGCTATAAATACTATTAATCGAATTATCAATTATTGGTGGAAAATATGCATAAAAAGGAAGACCAGCAGTAGTAGAAGATTTTGTGTAAAGAATTTTCACAGGGTCTACTCGGGGTGGCGCAGACCATATTCTTAGTCCAACACCACTAGAGTTCGGTCCTGCTACTAATTCTGGTAGGGATGTTGGTTGTAAGGCGAACGCATCGATAGATAACGCATCTATTGTTGGTAATTTATCCGGTCGAGCCAATATACTAAAATCTTGCGTGTTTTTATTAAGTATATTGCTCGGTCGAACACTAATTTCTAAATTTGGGTTATAAATACTTGATATTGTTTTTTGAAATTGATTGACTTGAGCGAACTGACCGTTGGTGTCAGGTTGGGGCGCATTAAATGAAATATCCCGTTGTATTTGACCGTTATAACTAACATCTAAAAAAGGCAATGTATAGAAGAATTTGCCAATGTGTTGCATTGAAATATCTATCGCGACGCTTGGAGCAGTAGAACTATTTAACACTTGTATACCAGAGATAAAAATAAAACCCCGCGTTGTATCCACGCTCCATTTACCAGTCGCAGTTGGTATTCTGTTGAAATCATCATAATAAAAAATAAGTTGATTACTCACATAGTTGTTGTTTCCAATTGGATAATTTTGCGTTAACGTAAGTGTATATGGATCTCTCTTGCTAATAAGGTTCGTCCCACTGCCCAATGCCATAGAAAAGTCGCTTATTGTAATATTCTGATAAAACCCTTGTAAACCAACTCGATTTCCATATGAATCGTTGATTGTATATTTTAAAGTGTAGTTATTTGATGTATCGGTTATAGGAATTGGTAGAGTTTTGGTATTATCATATTTAGTTATTGGAGTAAATGTTGCTAGAGTGGTTTCGCCATTTTTAACGATTAACTGTAATGTGTTACTTGATGTTGCATTTTTCCCTCGCTGGTTAAAATCATATTGTAAACTTAATTTATTTGTTCTTACAGATATTGTTGCAGTATTTGTATTAATTATATTAATTGCAGGTCCTGACGTACCTACGAGATAACCACTATTAGTATTTGGGGTTATGTTAATTTGGAAATTTTGAATATTGTTATTGGCGATGGTTGGCGGAAACGGGTTGTCTACATAACTTGTATCAAAACTTCTACTAACGTTATTAGTAGTATCCGTGTATCTGTATGTCATTTCTGGATATAAACCGGAAAGGTTAACAGATAAATCTTGAATTGTACCCGTTGTATCCGCTGTGATATTATACGGTGCCGATCTACTACTACTATCAGCTAGACTGCTTCCAGCTAAATTATAAATAATAGGAGTTTTTGGGTTTCCAGTATAACTTACTCGTGCGGATAGGTAGTCAACGCCATTTCCTCGTGATGGTACAATACCAGAAATAGTTATTGTTGCGGTTGGTGTGTTCGGCGGCACTATACCATTACCATTAATTGTTTGATTGTTAGAAGAATCTGTTAAATAATTACTAAAATAAACGGTACAGGTTCCCGGTTTTGTTGTATCCATCTCTTTAATATTATAACGAATTGTTCTCAATGTAGTTCCATTATAATTACGGGATTGCGGAGGGATCTGTAAAACCGAAGTGCTGCTAGGGTTACTATACAATTCTATACCATCTAATCTAAACGAATTATTCAGATCACCTCTGTTTCTAGGTGCCAAGCCCCATACATAAGATGGATCAAAATCATTTATAGAACTTAAAATCTTCCGAACAGTTGTCTGTTGATTAGTGTTCTTATTTACATAAGTTATGTCAAAATCAACAGCTCGGATTGTAGGTATAGGTTGAGGAAAATCCGATGTATATTGTTGAAAGGGTGTAGAACCACTGTAGTCGATTTGTATTAATATACCCGTCCCATCTTCGATAGAAGTACCAATAGATTTAATTTTTGGAACGGGTAACGTTGAACTCGTATTAGAAGCCCCTTGAAACCCCATTGGACCAGTAGGACCCGTTGCGCCAGTGGATCCAATAAGACCCATTGGACCTGTAGGACCTGTTGCGCCAGTGGATCCCATAAGACCCATTGGACCTGTAGGACCTGTTGCGCCAGTGGATCCCATAAGACCCATTGGACCAGTAGGACCCGTTGCGCCAGTGGATCCCTTAAGACCCATTGGACCTGTAGGACCCGTTGCGCCAGTGGATCCCATAAGACCCATTGGACCTGTAGGACCCGTTGCGCCAGTAGGACCGATTCCACCAGTTCCTGATGCCGATCCAATTGTGTTCGGAAATCCAGTTAAACCCTCATATCTCCAAAAACTTATAGTGACTACATCCTCGTTTGTTGGCTTTTGATTAGTAACACTAGTGGAAGGAAATAATATTAATCCAGTATTATAATCAAATACATATGGATAATTTATCGATGTTGCCTCAGAACCATGAACTGATATAGAAATTGCATAACTACCCATTGGATCATAAGTCGCAGGTATAGCCCTCGTTAATAGATTATTATTTACCTGCTCCGTTGCAGTCACATTTGAATTATATCGTGTTGACGACGTTGCAAAACAATATGCTCGATTGTCTATTCCGTCTTGCGTGGGATATAAAGGCACTCCGGTATAATACGAAATATGTGAATATCTAAGATCTCTTGATACGTACTTCGTTATCCCAGATCTGCCTGCTAGTGTACCAGTTATTTCCACATTAGACGAATTATATTTAGTAGACAGATCTGTAAAGATATTAAATGGTGCAGTCTCCGGAATTGGCTGAGAAAAAATTTGATTTGGATTGTATATATTGTTTACTGATATGCCAGGAAATTCAGCATTTAAAGCCTGATATGGCGCCCCATCAGGTGTATTAAATATTCGTTTATATAATAATTCCAATACATACGATTTGCCAACATCACCTAATTTATCAAAAGAAGTTGACATTTATATATATTTAAATATATATATATAATTTTAATTTTACAACTACAATTTTATTAAGGAATATCCTTTATTTCGGCGTAATTTTTATGTTATATTTAAAGATATATAACTAAATCGTATGTTGTTAATCATGGGTAATCCTATTCTACAATATACATAACAAGTGTTGGTAGGCGGTATTCTTTTAAATATAAATGATTGATATGATATTGCTAAATCCTTGTTAACAATGCTGGGTGTAAGTGATTTTGGTGCAGCGTATACTACATTTTGTTGTTGATTATTATAATTTGTTTTGGATATACTTAATGTGTTATTATAAACCATGACGTTATTAGCGTCGAGTTGTTGACCTTTTGATGAATTACCATCTATCCAATTGGTAGTGTTCGTATTCGAAACGGATGGCGGATTTGTGACAATGGTGTTATTATTTATACTCTCTACACGAAAGTTAATTAACATTCTTAATTTTTGCACAACAGAACCAGGATCTGAATTAAAACAGATAGCGCCGTTATCATCTTTATCAATGATTGTAGGAAAAAAATCATGAAATGTAAATGTCATAGTATTATAGACTGTATTTACATCTAAACTTACTTTCCATACGAATGTCGCAAATCTATATGGTACTGTTTTAGATGGAGGATTACTATAATCAAACCTATTTGATTCTGTGTCAATATATCGTAAATATCCATTCGCAATAGTATTAATCCCTCTTGATTGAAATAATCCATTACATAATTGCAATTCTTGACTAGGATCAATATCTATGGTTGTTTGAGTTGAATTACCATTTATGTCAGATACATTAGCTCTCGCTGTCTGTGATGTAATATTCCATTCGTGATTATATTTTAATAAAGAATAAGAGTAAGACCCTCTGTTATAAGTAAAGTCAGGTGGGATATATGCCCCATTACTCAAATTGAATGACGCAGGAGGACTAAATCCAGAATATACTCTAAAACCAGAATAGTTTACTCCAATTGTATCAATATTTTGAATTTGAGGGGGGTTTGTCGTGGGGTTGTCAATCCATGCTACAGATTGCACATCTACTACATATGGTACATTATTCGTCGGAGTTATAATCTTAAGTTGTGAAGATTGTATCAATCCATTTGCTTTTGTATTTATGTTCAAAGCATTGGAAAATACCACATTTGGTATATTGCCGGATGCTGTAATTGGTATTGTGGTTAATGAATATATGTTTGGTATTTTATTATCCACTATAGGCGTAGAAGTAGTTACATTAGGGTCGTTTGATAAAAACCTTATATCTGGGATTCCAATATCAGTATTAGACCCGGCACTAAATTCAATAACCGGCGATGGATAATAATATTGTCCTAAGTCTTGGATATATAGAGTGATAATATAATTTGGCATTCCTATGACGTTGATGCCAGAAATCTGTACAGGTCTGTTTTGTATTGTATATGTTGCCGATGTAATTGATGGTTTACTATTAAATCCATCATAATAGAAATCATAAGGTATAGTATATGTATTTTTAAGTGTCGTCCCATCAACGCCATAATAATTTTGTGTAAGAGATACGTTATATAGGTTCGGGCTACCTCCTGGCGCGGGGCCAATATTTGCTAGATTTATTTTTAAATTTCCCCCGTTTGTTTTTGCATAGAATCCAAGATATCCTGAATCAGTATATTGATCTCCGGTTCCATTCACAGAAAGAGATAAAATATTTCTAGGACTATAATTCGCTTTCGTTGTATTGTTATTAATAGTATCATATATCGCAGGATTACTTCCCAGAAAATCTAATGATACATTTTCGTCGGCATTAGTACTAATTGACGCAGTTAAATTCATTGTGGTATTTCCGTTCGATTTTTTGCCTCTCTCTTCAGAACTATATTGTATACTTAAATTACTAAAATCGGGTGTTTGTAATATACCTGCATTTCTCGTATAAATATCACGCGGTGTATTATTCATATCTCCTGCTAAAAATACAGTTACTTTAGGAGGATTAGACCCTCCGTTTGAAAAGTTACCAGCATTAATAGGACCTGTTATATTATGCTGCTGTGGGTTTATTGAAATGGGGTAAGCAGGTACACTAAATGCCCTTGAAACGTCATTAATTATTAATAGATAATTTGTATCAGGAAACGGATTACTCCATTTGATTGAATCTGATGCTTTGTTCAATACGACTGGCTCTCCGATAATTATGGTTGTGTTTGAAGTGGGTGTAACACTAATTTCACCAGTAGATGTTGGCACAATTTTATAGTTAGGAGCAGGATATGGCAAATTGCTTACGTTAGCTGTTACATCATTACGTTGGTTTATATCTATTGTTATGCTATCAATTGTTAGAGCAGGGGCAGGGGCAGGTGGAGGGGCAGGGGCAGCTCCAACACAGGGTCCTCCAAAAGCCAAAAGGTTCGGTCCCAGACATGTCGATAACGTATACCCCATTGCCTGTAATGCGCGTTTATTCGATGTTTTTGATATATTTTGTAAATCGATTAGAATTGACTCTCTTTTCGAATAAAAATTAGTTGTCATAATTATATACTATACACGCATATATAATTATTTTACTGTCTAAATATCTGTGTTATAATTGTAATCGAAACTAAAGTGTTTATCGCGTTTGTCCAATCAATTCATCGCGCAAATTTGCTGCAGGAGCAACATCGCGATTTTCGAAATCAACTGTTTCGCGCACTCCAATCAAATTATCATTTTCGTCAATTGTTTGGGTCAAAACATTTCCGGTTTTTTCTGCCAATTTAATATTATCTTCGATTGCCTTGCGCTTCGTTTCCTTGACACGCTTCTCAAACTCTTCCTTTGCTTTCTTCTCATTCTTCATCTTTTCACTATACAGCTGGTTCAACTCCTCTTCCATAAACTCCACACGTCCGGTTTTATAAGCATCCGGATCCCAAGGCACCCATACACCCACAGGTCCAACAAAAATATCGTGATTCGGATCTAATTCGCGCAATTTCTTACAACGCATCTCAGCCTCCTCCTGTGTAGCGAATGCGCCGCGAATTTTTAAACCGCGCACCGATGTCTGAAAAGCATTCTCTTTTTGGAAGTGCTCCGTCAAACGTTGTTCGTTTTTATCTAAGAAAGTTGCGAAATCATCGGTGACAGACATTTCTTTCAGTTTCGGCTCCTCCTCATTGGAAAAATCGTTAAAATCCGCGATCACATCATCCACCTTCAAATTGTATTTGTACGAAAGAAAATGAATAAAGTCCAAGAATTTTGACATCGATTTGGTAAAATCCCACTGTTGAATAAATTGTTGAAACAAAAATGTCTCACGCTTTTGTAGAATTTTTTCAGGGGAAATGAAAGACATACAGGCAAACTTTTGTCCGGCAATAGAATCGTCTTCATCCAATACATCGATATATTTGGTATTGGGCTTCCCGTTCTTTAGGGTTTTTCTTTCGAATCCTGACATTTAGGAATAATATGGTTTTTTGTTTAAGTATGTTTTTATAAAATGTATATTTATTTTCGTTGTCTAATATATATTTGAATAAATGGGAGCCGAAAGCGTATTCGATTTTTCTGAATTTGTTAAAAGAGCTATTAAATACCTCATTGAGGGTCTTATGGTGGCATTGGCTGCTTTTGCTATTCCTAAACAATCTCTTAAATTAGATGAGATTATCATAATAGCATTAACTGCTGCCGCCACTTTTAGCGTTCTTGATGTGTTTGTCCCTTCTATGGGGGCATCCGCGCGTGGTGGCGCCGGGTTTGGTATTGGTGCCAATTTAGTTGGATTTCCAGGTGGTCTATAAATAAACGATACGCGTTTGAATAAAACATTGAATTTTATTCAAATTTTTGGAAAATTATATTTGTCGCAACACCAACACGTCATAATACAATTGTAGTCTTTACTATTCTTACTGCATGTAGCTTTAGCAAATAAAAAGTCGGGTTTATTATTATGAATCCCTTTTCTAAACGAGAAACATTATATAGCGATCAAATTGCTGCATCAAACACTTCGAACCGACGTGCATTACAAGCACTGGGTTATACATTATCCACATGTATCGCCCCTAACCAATACTTTCCTGGATGTGTATATGGACCTCAGGGCCCTGAAGGTCATCAAGGTCCTCAAGGGTATCAAGGCTATCAAGGGTATCAAGGGTATCAAGGGTATCAAGGTCCTCAGGGGTATCAAGGTCCTCAAGGGTATCAAGGTCCTCAAGGATTCACCGGGCCTACAGGTCCTCAAGGGTATCAAGGGTATCAAGGATCCACCGGGCCTACAGGTCATCAAGGGTATCAAGGATCCACCGGGCCTACAGGTCCTCAAGGGTATCAAGGGTATCAAGGATCCACCGGGCCTACAGGTCCTCAAGGGTATCAAGGTGTTAGTGGTTTGGATTCAAACACAGGAGCAACGGGTCCTACAGGTCCTATTGGCCCGCAAGGTTATCAAGGCGTTAGTGGTTTGGATACAAACACAGGAGCAACGGGTCCTACAGGTCCTATTGGCCCGCAAGGTTATCAAGGCGTTAGTGGTTTGGATACAAACACAGGAGCAACGGGCCCTACAGGTCCTCAAGGTTATCAGGGATTTCGGGGATCTACAGGAGCAACAGGTCCCACCGGTCCTCAAGGTTATCAAGGTGTAAGTGGTTCGGCAACCAACACAGGTGCAACCGGTCCCACAGGCCCTACAGGTCCTCAAGGTTATCAAGGTTATCAAGGTATAAATGGTTCTGCTTCCACCGGTGCAACTGGTCCTACAGGTCCTCAAGGTTATCAAGGTGTAAGTGGTTCGTCAACCAACACAGGAGCGACAGGTCCTACCGGTCCTACAGGTCCTCAAGGTGTTAGCGGTTCGGCTACAAACACAGGAGCAACAGGTCCTACCGGTCCTACAGGTCCTCAAGGTTATCAAGGTGTTAGCGGTTCGGCTACAAACACAGGAGCGACTGGTCCTACCGGGCCTACTGGTCCTACGGGCCCTCAAGGGTATCAGGGCAAGGACGGCTCAGCTTTCAATACAGGAGCAACAGGTCCTACTGGTCCTCAGGGATATCAAGGTTTAATCGGTCCTCAAGGATTCACCGGAACAAACAATGTCACCGTGAATAGTATTTCCAACGGTAATCTCGGATTGGCAAATAATTCACTCGCCAATTTAAATGGAGGAACCAACAATATTGCCTACGGGTTTAATACGTTACAAAATACGACTTCGGGCTCAAATAATACGGGATTTGGAATGGATTCCCTTTTAAATAATATCGGCGGTTCAAATAATACGGCCTATGGATATCAATCGGGCGTAACAAATATCACAGGTAATAATAATACATTTTTAGGCGCAAATACCGATGTAAATGGCAACACCTCTATTTATAATAATTCAACCGCCATAGGATATAATGCAAAAATAACACAAAGCAACCAAATAATGATCGGGACATCCAATGAAACATTATTTGTACCCGGTTCAATACAAGGTTCTCCTAATATAGATCCAAACGCAGCCCCACCCCTATCTTGGGCATCATTTGGAGCCGTAACTTCTATAAACCAAAACACCTGGACGTTTGTATCCCCCACCAATACCACAAAGGTGGCCGTTGCACCAAACGGAGAACGGGTATTTTACTTAACCTATGACAATACCGGCATTGTTATTTATAGTTCCACCGACGGATTCAACTTTACAGCCATCAATCATACATCCATTCCGGATACCCTTAAAAAAGTGGTCCTATCAAATACCGGACAATATATGTTAATCAACGGGACCTACAGTGTATATTATTCGACTGATTACGGAAATACGATAGTGCCCGTAAATTCAGCCACAATAAATGGCGGAGACTATACTTTTTTCAACGACATTGCCATTAGTAACACGGGCCAACAAATGTATGCCATCAATAACACCACTCTTTTCTATTCAACGGATTTCGGTACATCTTGGACAACGTCGACAAATAATTTGCCAGATGTATATATATTTTATTCTGTAGCCTCTTATTCGTCTGGTATATATATTGGCTGTGATAGTAATATAGCCAAGAAGGTTATAACAACAACCGATTTTATAAATTTTTCGTCATTGGGAGATCTCCCTCCCCTCATAAAGCCTATATTAGCCATAGCATGTTCACTATCAGGAGCCACTATATCAGCAGTTGATTCATTGGGTGACATTTGTGTTTCGACAAATTCAGGCATTTCATGGACGACAACATTTTCAGCAACAACAAATTCGAAATTTCCAAGATTACAATCACAAGCCAGCGTATCACTTATTTGTGATTTAGCAGGTGTGGCACAAATTGTGCATTATACCAATTTCCCAACCAATCAAATGTATATTTCAAGAAATTCCGGTGCCACTTGGCGGACCAAATTTGTAACAAACAATGGAAATCCGTTGCCATTTTATAGTTCGGTAGCTCTATCAAGCTTCAATGACTATCCCACCTATATATTGGTTTGTGATTCCTCCTATATTTATAACTTGGAAACAACGAACCAAGATGCGACCGTGATAAATACCAATGGATTTATCAGTATTTTCAACGCGAACCAATCTAATATACTGTGGCCAGTTAAAACGATTGCGTCACAAGATGGTACAACTGTTTATGCGGTTGTATATAATGGAACCGGCTACAGATTTCTCATTTCGAGAAATGGCGGTCCGCTATCAAGCACTGTTGCAAATACGGCAATTACAACCGCTTTGCATCGAATGCTGGTATCGTCAGATGGTCAATATCTATTGATATATACGACCACACCATCGATCTATGTAATGAGTGGTTGGGGAACCACATTTACACTAATATCCGCCATACCATCAAGCATCAGCGTTGGTGATATTGCAATGAGCTATACAGGTCAAAATATGTATGCTTTTAATTTCTTTAATAATCGGCTATATTATTCAACTAACTTCGGCGTAAATTGGCAAAGCAATCTTATTGGCTTAGGCGGATCCGAGATTTTCGCCATCGCTTATTCGCCGAGTGGATTGATACTCGTAGGGGGGAATACTGTTGCTATCACTACCAATTTTGGTATAACCACTACACGTTTACCTTATTCGCTTGGGGGGAGATTAGTGAATGTAGCGGTCTCTCAAAATGGTTTAGTGATAACCGCCGTCGATCAAGGAGGGCCCTTTTATACATCTACCAATGGTGGACAATCTTGGTCCACATATCCGGGCACGATTTCGACCGGCAATGCAAATAAAAATCAGCCCGTTGCCGAGTCCTTTATCTTGGACCCGTCCGGACAACATCAAGTGGTCAGTTATTCTAGCACGAATTCTATATTTTATTCGAATAATTCTGGTAATTCTTGGACGGCCGAGAACATTGTTATAGGTGCTACCCGAGCTCCGATCACCTATCGTTCTTTTTCGATTGTACAATCATCTTTTTATCAACCTTATATCGTGTTAAGTGATATTTCGTCAGTTTATACAATGGTATGGATCAATTTGCCAAACACAACCAATTTGGTATGTAAACCTTTGGTAACGAATAATAATAATACTGAGCTCATTTCACCCAATGCCACTGCTATATCGGCAAATGGCGCTTGGGCCTTTTTCACCCAATTCAATACAGATGGAACCGGGAACATCGTTTACAGAACAACGGACCAACAGAATTTTCTTTATAACACAGATAGTGCCTTTTTTATAGGTGATATTGTGAAAAGAGCAGTTACATCAAGCACTGGTCAAATCGTGTTACTAAACGGAATGTATAGTTTGTTTTATTCTGTAGATTATGGCAACACATTTACCCAGGTCTTATCTACGTCGATTACCGCGAATGGTTTATATACTACATTTAACGACATTGCTATAAGTGAGGACGGAACGATATTATGTGCGATCGATAATCGTCATATATATACAGCCAGTCTTACATCATCCGGGTTATCTGTATGGCGAACCGCGTTTGTGGGTTCTCCAAATGTAAACGATAAAGCATTATGTGTCGCCTATTCTTCTTATGGAATTCTATTTGGAAGAACCACCGGATATATAACCGTGTTGCTACCCAATGGAGGTTCGACAACGATACATCTTGTTGGCATAAATGTACCGGTTCTTTCAATCGCGTCTACACCCGATGGGCATTATATCACCGCCGTCGACGCAAATGGCAATATATCCGTTTCTCAATCTACCGGGACAAATTGGTTTACATCAACTACACCGATTGGTGTATCTGCGGATCTTCTTATTGGTAGACAGGCGAGTGTTACAGTAAATATGGATGCAACCGGTAAATATCAAGTCATTGGTTATATTGCGAATAACCCGAATTCTTATATTTTCTATTCGAGCGATAACGGGACATCTTGGACACAAGAACGCGCGAGTCACAATTCTACAATTATTAATTATACTTCCGCGATACCCATAAGTAACACTAAAATCATTCAGCAATATTATTATAAACCCTATATTTTGTTGAATGATATGTCCAATGTTTATTTCAATGCACCGAATTCAACCATCAGTTATGGTGATTTGATTGTAAATTCGAATTTAATACCGTCTACCGATGGTCTTATCAATTTAGGTTCATCGACTGCACGTTTCAAAAATATATATGCCATTTCAGGTCATGTTTCCGCATCTACAATGTATTTCGGTACAGGAGAAAATGCTGTAGCGATTTCGACAGATCCATGTGGCAATGCCTTTTTTTATAGGGGTGACCAAGATTTTAGTTATAATTTTAACGACGGGCATCTTGCTGGAATACGCGCGTCATCGGTTGTAATTGATCCTTCTTTGGCTGAACCTGGTTTTTTGAGTCTTGGATTGTCGGATTTTTTCCCCGATGCCAATTATAATATTACATTGAAAAGCCACAACCCTATGGAAACAACAAGTCTTATCATGGACCCGTCCATGATTGGACCGACAGGAACCGCCACAGAAGCCTTTATTCAATTGGGATCGTCCAAGATCACCTATGACCTTTCCGGAAATCTGTATGTAAATAATAGTATTACCGGCGTCTCTTCCACGTTTATCGGCGCTGCAACTGGACCAACTGGACCAGCTGGACCAAGCGGAACGATCGGTGATGTATTCGGTCCTTATGGCGGGGCTTTTGATGCAAGCGGAGCATTTAGTCTTTCTGGAGGATTTAATAATGTAATACCGGATGTATCCAGCAATTCGATTTATGATAGCACGGGGTTATATGTTATGATTTATGATCCAAACCTGAATCGTGTTTACTATTCAAATGCATATAATGATTTATTATATCGTATAGATGTTTTGTATCGATATTTAAATGCAAAAGACCCAAGCGGCGTTTCTTACCCTTCTGGAAATGGACCAAGTCATTAAGGCTTCAACTGTCTATATTAGTGGTAAGTAGAACCTACCCTAGTTTAAGTTATTTCAATAAATAAAATAATTATTGAAATAACTACAACTCATTTATCGTAACAAAATTATAATCATTAATCTCTTTTCGAGAATAACTATAGTTATTCTCGAAAAGGATATAGGCAATCTAGGATAGATAGACCTTAAATTACACCGACTAAAAAGAAAAATGAGACAACGCAGTTTTTCTAAATTCGGTTTACCATTTCGAATTGGTGGTTTTTTTCACATTGATAGCGGGTCCACTTCGCCTCTTTCCTTTTGTAGGATCATAGGCGTCTTCTTCGTCGTCATCGCCGATTTGTTTCGACATTTCCCAATATTCTTTGGAACCAAGTTTGAAATCGGGTCGATTTTCGGCTTTATACCAAAAGATCTGATCATATAATTTATTCGATTTTGCGTTATTGTTAATGACCAAACATTCATAATTTTCAGTAGTTTGATCCATGACTGAAGAAAAGGCCTCCAATGTGGGAAACATAGATGCATAATTTTCCCAGATTCGTTTACGATTACTTATATAAGGCTCTCGTAAAATAAATACATAATCAATATTGGTTCGTAGATTCGGCGGTATGCCTAAAGGATATTGCATAGTAATAATTAACATGACCTTCCAATGGCGTCCATTCATAAACAAAAGACGCATCATTTTATCTCTCGACCAAGTATTATCATAGAGACAATCGTCCAAGATAACAAAGGTGCGTGGATCGATAGCCGTGCGACGATATAATTCCATATCTTTATTTATTTGTTTCAGAACAATGCGCTGTCTTCTCAATACATTTTCAATTAAAACCGTGTTGTACTCTTCATGAATAAATAATTTTGGAACAATACTTGCATAAAAACCATTTCCGGCTTCTGTTCCTGAAATCACAGTTCCTACAGGTATATCTTGATGATGGTATAATAAATCGCGCACCAAAAATGATTTACCTGTATCGCGACGCCCGATCATAACGATAACTGGACCTTTATTTTCATCCGCCCGAAAGGTGATCCATCGCATATCAAATTTCTTCAATTCAAGTGTCATCTAATAAAAAGAATATTATCTTATTAAGAGATTTAAAAATTGGATCTATAACCTGTCTGAAGTTCTACATTTAGTAATAGTTTGTTTTTCTTGAAAATTCTATTAACTAAGCTTATGTTCACACTTCATTATACCAAAATCAAACCGATAAAATCCGAAACTTTAGAGAAGTTTGCAATCCAAGATCTACAATTATATAATCCAATCTATGATTTATTCTTTGAAATGAATACACAGAATTGTCACCGTATTGCTCTCAATCATCCTCGCCATATCAAGGATTTAGATACTGTGATGGATATACATACTGGCGAAATAATTCCGAGACCTATTTTTGTTAAATTTTCCCCCCTTCTCGATCCATATCGTTATATGACCGGTAAATATGATGTCACAGATGATTCTATTCGTCGACTACCAACACCAAATGGTGTAAATATACATTCGAAAATTTTATCGCCTCACAATGCATCTTACGTTGATTGTTTTTTTAATTATCTTTCTTGTGCCCTTTTAAATGCACATGGATTTTATAATGGAATTCATTATTATGGATCTTTTTTAGGAATACAAAAGCGGTTTTGCATATCCATAGGTGATGATCTCGATTATTTGGTCGGTTCCGATTTTTTTAAAGAGAACGTTGGTACATTATTTAGCGTAGATGCGAATTCTATTACAGGTTTATCTGTAAATGCAAATCAAGGACAACAATCTCGAATCAATAAAAATAAATTAATTTTTGACGATTCGAATAATGACCCGATTGAACTAAATGCGATTGTAGAGGTTGATGACGTTTTAGAATCTCCTGTCATTCAAGATTTGTCTTGTGAAATCGTTTATAAAAAAGAGTCGTCGTGTAATTCATCCACGACAACGATTGATTCTGAAGACGATAATTCATCAACAGGATCGGATTCTGATACAACATCGGTATATGATAGTGATACCGATGTTGTATCAGAATCCGGAAACGATACTGAATCATCGACAGAAACAAACACAGATTCTGATTCTGGTTCGGAGGAAGAAGAAACTTATGCATATATTCATGATTTTCCAGTACAGATGATTTGCTTGGAAAAATACGATGGCACCTTAGATCAATTATTTACAAAACATAAAATAGGTGTAGAAAACGGGATAAGTGCGTTGTTTCAAATCATAATGACACTATTGTCTTATCAAAAGGCATTCAAATTTACACATAACGATTTACATACCAATAATATTATGTATTCAGAAACGGAGGTAGAACATGTTTATTATCAATATTCGGGAAAAATCTATAAAATTCCTACCTATGGTCGTATTTTTAAAATCATTGATTACGGGCGTAGTATTTACCGCTTTCAAGAACATCTATTTTGTAGCGACAGTTTCGGTCCAGACGGGGATGCTGTAACACAATATAACTGTGAACCTTTTATGAATAAAAACAAGGCGCGCTTGGACCCCAATTTCAGTTTCGATTTATGCCGACTTGGTTCTTCAATATTCGATTTCATTATGGACCCCGACGATGATGTCGCTACGTTGGATCCTCTACAAAAAATTATTTACAGATGGTGTTTGGATGATCACGGGAAAAATATATTGTATAAAAAAAATGGACAAGAGCGATACCCCAATTTCAAATTATATAAGATGATAGCTCGTACTGTACATCAGCATACACCCGAAGCCCAATTGGAATATGATTGTTTTCAACAATTTATATGTGATTCGGATGATGTACCCGACGAGGATTCATTGCATTTTTTCGATATAGACGGCCTGCCCGTTTATTACAAGTAATAGTTATGATTTTTGGCAGCAGACGAAATCTTGGACAGAATGGTATTATAGCGCTTACGATAAGTTTCTTCTGAGAAACCGAAAATTTCGCATACTTGTCTTATTGATCGTAGTTTTTTCATAGTCTGTAAATCATAGCGATAGTTTATAAGTCGCCGTTCATCTAGACTTAAAATGATAGGATCGTTTATGATTTTGTTGATCTCAGCTATTTTTTCTTGTTTGTGTTTTTGTAATTTATTGTCCAAAGAATCCCGATTTTTCTCTACGAATTCTTTGTATCTTCTCTGTCTTGTTGCTACAGTTATGCCTTTGTAAATTTCTCCCTTCATATAATGTCTGGAATAATGAGTGATAGTCGAAAGATTACCGTTGAATTTATGTAGAGCTTTGACGAATCCTACATACATATCTTGTCGCAATTCTTCGTTGACATAACTCATGCGCGTTTTTTTATGTGCACTATTAAAATGTACATATGACAATAAAGCGGGATTGCTTTCACAAAAATGGCTACACTCTTTGTTTATCCAGTGTATATAATTTGCAAATATCGTGCGCTTGAGATCTTGTTTCATTTGTTCGGTTAGATGCGGGTTTTTGAGAAGTCTCTGTATGCTCGTCGTTTGTGGTGGTGTTAAATAACTAGTTGCGATATGCACAAAGAAGAAGAAGAGGAAGAAGAGGAACATGATTATATATTATTTACTTTTACATTTTATCGTCAATAGCGATTCAATTTTGTTAGCATGTTTGGTAACAAAATTATAGTTAGAACTTAAGGTCTAAAATGTTGGGACATCAGTGAAAATTTGCGTAGTAGCGGGGTTTAATACTTTGGTTTCAGTGACAGCATTGAAAAAATCGTTTATGGTGCCGTGAAAATGGAAAAAGAGATAAGATCCTAAGAAGGAGGAACCAAAAACAATGAAAATATCACGTACGATCTCTTTTAAAGGCTTGGTCGATTCGGGTGTAGACAAATATCGAGATTCTAAATATTTACATAGACAAAACAAAAGGACGACAATGAATGTAAGAATGAATGCTTGTTCCATTTTCCTAAATATACACTATGAAATGTTAAAAAATAGGGGAACCGTACGGTTAAGGTCTATCCGCGTTTTTGTATCCTTTCTGATGATATAGGTAATCTAGTATAGACATTATACACTCGGTATAAATTCCCAGTCCAAGTCTTCGCATACCCGTTTCCATACCATATCACTAGCCTTCTGTTTCTGTAAATCTTTCATTAATGGAATATAAGGCAAATATTGTTCCTGTCCAAGCAAAACGCATAATTGATACAAAGTATACGTATAATTGAAAAAATTGGTTCGGTCGGCGGGACAGTGTGTTGCCCAAGGCTTTTGTATTTCAATAAATAAAATACACAATGTTTCGTATAATTCTTCGTTCATAATAGGCGGCCGAACTCCAAACAATGAATTAATATATTGGATATGTTCAAAATATTTATTGAGTCCTAATTTTCTCAATATTTCGCGCATTTTTTCATAATTGATCTTGGATGGATCTGTAATACGCTCTTTCTTAATTCGTGCGCGAATCATTTCGATTACCTCATCCGGTATCTGTGTCGTTTCTTTTGCCTGAAACTGCGAAAGTATTTCTTTAAAGTGGTTGAGTCGAATATAAGCCGTATAACTCACTTCATTCGGCGGTTCTTTATTATTCGGTTTCGCGTTATCGATAATATAAGTGTCAAATTTTCCACATTGTGAATTATTACATATTAATATTCCTTCTTCATCATGTGAAATTAATTCGCCTTTGTTACAACTTTGACATATATCCGCCGCAGATATATAATAATCATGTGGATTTCCAAATTCTCCATTTACATTTTTCCAATATTCCTGATATAATTTCTTAGATTGAATAAATTTATCGTTATTTGAAATATTATTTGCGCGGGCTTTAAAAAAGGATGTCACCACAGTCACGTTCTGGGAGGGCTCTCTTGAAGATATTTGCTTTTTTTGTTCGAAATAATCGAATATATATTTTGAATTGTCCAAGAAATACCTTTTTTTCTTTTTCTGTAAACCCTGTATTTCGATGCGTTTAGATAAAATTTGATCTCGAATGTCCAATTGCACTTCTATCTGTGATTTTCCAAGATTCTTTAGCCTATTCTTTAATTCTTGTATTTCCGCGTCCAATTGTGGAATTTTACTCGTTTCGATGTCATGAAAATAATTCAGCATATCGGTATGTTTTTCATCTAACGAAGTAATCTGTTTGTGTGGTGGTTGTTGTTGCGATTGTAGTTTTTTTGTTGAAATCATTTTATAATTATCCGAAAGTTTATTTATGTGTATTTTTAGGAAATCTATTTAGTCTATCGTAAAATAATTGTAAACTATATAGTTGGATATTATAACATGTCTTCTCCACATAATAAATCGATTTTAATAGATACATATGTTTCACAACCCATATCTCCTGGACAAATGAAGAAGATGATATTTATATTTAATGCTTTGGAAAACGGATGGAGTGTTAAAAAATTAGCCGATTCTTATATTTTTACAAAAAAACATGAAGGAAAACGGGAAGTTTTCTGTGAAAATTATTTAGAAACTTTTGTTCGCAATAATTGTGATGTTTCATTGTAATATTTCCAATATCCTTACCATAAATGCAAACAATAATATAATAAGGGCGAGTTGGGTATAAAATAATTTTATTACGGCATGAAGTTGAATCAATGAAGACCCGACGTTTTATTTAGGCATTTTGTAATTTATGTTTTATCGTGTATTTTGTTTTTGTTTGATATTTTGTTAGCATATTCTGATTTCAATGTATTAATTCATATTGATTTCAAAATGATTTAGAGAGAATCATTTTCTCTGTAAATGGTCGTTTAGCAAAATTATTTTCTCTGTAACTATTATAATTATTAAAAGATGGCAGGAGCACTCATGCAATTAGTCGCCTATGGCGCACAAGACGTATTTCTTACTGGTACCCCCGAGATTACATTTTGGAAGGTTTCTTACCGCCGCTACACAAACTTCGCTATGGAATCGATTGAGCAAACTTTTCAGGGACAGGCCGATTTCGGTCGTCGTGTGACTTGCACCATCTCCAGAAATGGCGACCTTTGCTACCGCACTTACCTCCAGGTCACTCTTCCTGAGATCAACCAGTCTATGCAGCCCAATGTTACCGGATTCATACCCGGCCAGACCGCCGAGCCTGTGAACGGCGTTTACGCTAGATGGCTCGATTTCATCGGTGAGCAGCTCATCGCTCAGGTTGAGGTTGAGATTGGTGGCCAGCGCATTGATCGCCAGTATGGTGATTGGATGCACATCTGGAACCAGCTCACCATGTCTGCCGAGCAACAGCGTGGTTATTTCAAGATGATTGGTAACACCACCCAGCTCACTTACATCACTGATCCCACTTTCGCCAACGTCACGGGTCCTTGTGCCACCGTCTCTGGTCCTAACCAGGTTTGCGCACCTCGCAATGCTCTTCCTGAGACCACTCTCTATATCCCCCTTCTCTTCTGGTTCTGCCGCAATCCCGGTCTTGCTCTTCCCCTCATTGCTCTTCAGTACCATGAGGTCAAGATCAACATCGATTTCCGCCCCATCGGCGAGTGCTTGTGGGCCGTGTCCCAGCTTACTCCCGCCGCCAATGCTAACCAGGTTCTCTCTGTCACACAGGCTTATCAACAGTCGATGGTTGCCGCATCTCTTTATATCGACTATGTTTTCCTTGATACCGATGAGCGCCGCAAGATGGCCCAGAACCCCCACGAGTACCTCATTGAACAGCTCCAGTTCACTGGTGACGAATCGGTCGGTTCTTCCTCCAACAAGATCAAGCTCAATTTCAACCACCCTTGCAAGGAGCTTATCTGGGTTGTTCAGCCCGATTCCAACGTAGATTATTGCTCGTCTCTACAGGCTGGTACCATTCTCTTCCAGACTCTTGGTGCCCAGCCCTTCAACTACACCGATGCCATCGATGCTCTCCCCAACGCCATCCACGCCTTCGGTGGACCCGCTGAGACCAACGGTGCCAACGCCTTCATCACCACCTCTGGTCTCTTCCAGCAGGCAGGTGATGTTAATGTTGCGGTTGCGGATGGAGCAGGATGGGCACAGGCGGGTACACCCATGACGCCTTTCGCTCCCAAAGCCCCCACTACTACCAACACTACCTCCGGCGTTTCTGATGCCGGCACCTTCGTCCTTGCCGAGACCGCCCTCGATATGCACTGCTGGGGCCAGAACCCCGTTGTGACTGCTAAGCTCCAGCTCAACGGCCAGGATCGCTTCTCTGAGCGTGAGGGTTCTTACTTCGATGTTGTCCAGCCTTACAACTGCCACACCCGCAACCCCGACACTGGAATCAATGTGTATTCCTTTGCACTCCGCCCTGAGGAGCAGCAACCTAGCGGGACATGCAATTTCTCGAGAATTGATAACGCCACACTGCAACTTGTGCTCTCATCCGCCACTGTCGGTGGAACCGCCACCGCTAAGGTCCGTGTTTATGCCACCAACTACAACGTCCTCCGAGTGCTTTCTGGCATGGCTGGCGTCGCATATTCTAACTAATTATGCAGTGGTTTGTGTTTTCTTCTTTTTCTTATTAAAATAACTAAAAATTAATATAAAAAACGATGGTTTTATATTAATATGTCGCGATTGATCATGCACCAGAGAAAGTAAATGGTGATTTTTGCATTAATGTATTTCGGTTGTTCGTCCATATAGTTAAGCAAACAATATATTTAATAAATATTTCTGCAAATTTTGGTGTTCCGATTTCCCGATTGGGAAAGGATGTTATGGAAATAAAACGATGTTGCTTTTGCTTTTGAAAATAATAGCTTATGCTTCCAATAATCATAAGCTATATAAAGAATATAAAGAAAATGCGATAATTATATTTATGTCAGAAATGACAAGTTTGAACATCGTCGAACTCATTGAAAAAACCCCTATTGCATCTTTGTCCAACAATTACCAAAACAAATTGGCCATAAAAATCAAAAATAAATTTACAAATGCTCAGCAACAACTATTTATAGCAAGTTTTTATTGTTATTTAACCTATAATTCAACTGCAGATTTTGTTGTCGATTTGGACTATATATGGAAATGGTTAGAATTTTCGCATAAAAATAAAGCAAAAGAGTTACTGGAAAAACATTTTATCAAAGAAATAGATTATAAAAACGTTCTTGATGCACATATAAAGCAAGGTCGCGGCGGCCACAACAAAGAAACTTTCATGCTAACTGTCAATGCTTTCAAGCGTTTTTGTTTGAAAGCATGTACCAAAAAGGCGGACCAAATTCACGAATATTACATTAAATTAGAAGAAACGCTACATGAAATTGTCAATGAAGAATCCAATGAGTTGAGATTACAAGTAGAAGAAATTAAGAAGACATTAACGAAAACACAAGAAACAAATAAAGTAACCGTCGACAAATTGAAAAAAGATATTACACGCGAAAAACACAACGTATTTTTACGAGAATTCGCCAACGCGGGCCCGCTCGTTTATATTATAAAAGTAAAAACATACGAAAACGGGGAATATGTCATAAAAATCGGTGAAAGTCGCAGAGGAGTCGCCGCAAGGTATAATGAACACAAATCCAAATATGAAGAAACACATATTTTGGACTGTTTTTTGGTGAAACGAAGCAAGGATTTCGAATCCTTTTTACATAATCATCCAGATATTCGATTAAATTGGGTAAGGAATTTGCCTGGCCATGAAAATGAGAACGAACTGTTTCTCATCGGAAAAAACTTATCATATGGCGTTTTGGAGAATATCATAAAAACCAATATCAACCAATTTAACGATGTCGATTATCAGAAACTTTCCGATGATATCGAATCAATCAAAAATGTGGTATTAAAACAACATCAACAACAAATATTAGAAGATTCTAATACCATAAAACAATTATTGGATAATCAAAATCTGATATTGAATCTCGTAAAAGGTCTAGAAAAATCGAACAAAGAAATTTTGGAACGGCTAAATTCGATGCAATCCAAAACGACGACGAATTTCGAAACACCCCTACCAACAGTCGGACCCAGATTACAAAAGATACATCCGGAAACACTACAGATCATCAAGGTCTATGAAACCGTTACAGAATGTATGAGAGAAGACAGCAAAATAAAGAGACCTAGTTTACATAATGCGATACAAGGGAATACTATCTATGCCGGATTTCGATGGATGTATATCGACAGAGAATTGGACCCAATTACTATTATCAATTTACAACCGACGAAACAAACCAAAGTACAAAATTTGGGTTATATTGCAAAACTGAACCAAGAAAAAACGCAAATTCTAAATTTGTATATAGATAGAAAAACTGCAGCCGCAAAAAATGGCTATGAATCCTGTTCGGCATTGGATGCGCCTGTAAAAAATGGAACGATTACAAACGGATACTATTACACATTATATGAAAAATGCGATACTTCTCTGATAAACGATTTTATACAAAATCACGGAAGAGAACCGATTTTGTATAAAGATGGTGTTGGACAATATGATAAAGACGGCCAACTCGTTAAAGAATTCACGTCTAGATTCGATACTGTGAAAAAACTTCATATTAGTGATAAAACATTAACGAAGGCATTGGATAAAAATATTGCCTATGGAGGATTTTATTACAGATCGATTGGTTCCAAGATAGAATGTTGAATTTTCCAAGAGATTCAATCACTATCTCTATCATATTCTAAATAGGCAATTATTTTTTCCATATTGCCGTTATATATTCTCACTGCGGTCTTTATAGATCGATCGTTTGTATAACCCATTTCTTTTAACTTTCGAAATGTTTCTTCGTCGTTATTGGATTGGCTAGAATCTTTTTTAGGAGAAGGTCGTTTTTTCTCGGTGACGGAATGTTTGGGCGAAGGTTTTTTCTCGGTGATGGAATGTTTGGGCGAAGGTTTTTTCTCTGTGATGGAGCGTTTGGGCGAAGGTTTTTTCGCGTGCGCATCAATATATTCCGCAGCTTTAAAACAATGACCATTGTTAGCATTCAATGCTTCCATATTTATCACTTTATTATTATATCCCATATTTTCCAACACGCTTAATTGTAATTTATATTTAAAATCGGCGGGTATATCATGTTTTGAGTTGGGAGAAGGTCGTTTTTTCTCAGTGGCGGAGCGTTTGGGCGAAGGTTTTTTCGCAACTTGATCAATCTCTCGGTGTAATTTCTTTGGTATACATGCTTCATAGTGATTCTCATCAATATGTCGTATATGATATGTAGGGAAACGAGCAGCATTCCGAATAGGCAACACCGAATACTTTTGTTCTTTTCCCCGCTCATCGCGATTGAATAAGACGAGATTACAGTCTTTCAATTTACAAATTACACACATATCTGCAACATTCGCATATTCTTCATTTTTGCAAATATTTTTCGCATGACTCACCCCGCTTGTTTCTAAAGTATCAGCTATAATTGCAAACGCGATTTTTTGATCAATGGAATCTTCCGGATATTCTCTTTCCGCATCGAATTTTTTGTAAAAGTTACAAACGGATTTTCTCAAATCATCGGCTAACGATTTAACATCTCGGGGTAATGGGGGATACCTATAATCCTTCAAAAAGTGTTGTGCAAATGATTCGAATAAACAATTACCGGTTGCTCTATTTGACATGGCGTCAAACAAACGATCAAACTGAACTTTTGTCATAGTGGCATCTTGCGTCAAACGATTGATTTTTTCTATACTATCCATTTTTACATTATAATGATATTTTATGCTAAAGAATTTCCTTAAAAACACATATAAAAAAACAACCGATATATTGTTAACCAGGTTCAACAAAAATGTCATTACGTACGTTTACCTCAACAAATACGCAAAACGATCTATTGATGTCAAATCTCATGTCTTTTTATGAGTCTCATCCTGAATATTTGCGGAAAATGATGGCTATTATCAACGGAGAATCGAATATTTCGCTCCGCATTGTAGATTGGTTTGTCACAAACTACGCCAAAAAATATTACACGGTCTATGACATACCCGATACGATGCGCGCCGATAAAAATGAGACAATACGTTTCAAAATATACAATGATTATAAGTTGAAATTAAAGGCGTATTCAAAGAGACGCTTCGACCCCTTTTGTCGATGGGAAAGAATTACCATTCCCTATAACGACCATGCCGCAATGGAAACCACCATTGGCCAATTGAATTTTTTCAAATGGGCTATTGAAAACAGAATCATTGATTATATCGAGGAAAATTACGAGGATATCGAACGCGATATGAATGAACGCAATAGTTTATCAAAGTCGCGTAATTCGCCAGACGCTGCTATCATTGTAAATGAAAACGGAAAAACGCGTAAGAAGCGCGAAGAGCTTTCTATTTCCGCATGTAAATGTATCAAAAAGGAGGTGGTGAAAATTGTGGTGAAATTCAATTAAGGTCTATCCTAGATTGCCTATATCCTTTATGAAAAAGACATAAAAATATTATTTGGCATTAAGGTATTGGTAAATGAAAATATCATCATTGTCTAGACATCTACCCGAAGATATAGTGAGATATATTTTAGATTTTGATAAGAATATAGTTATACGTCATGGAAATATAAAAATAATACATGAATTAGATAAACAATTATATGGCGAATCGTATAGATTGTTAGTAAAAAAACCATTGCCGATACAAGGCAGAATTACAAGACATATGAATAAGATTTATACGTGGTGTACAGTAAAATTACGTTTAGATAATTATGGAGAACATTATATAGATTATAGTTCAGGTCCGACTGGAGTAACATGCACATTGGCCTTTTGGGGTGGAACTAGTATTAATAGTAAAATAAATGGTATTAGACGATTTGAAAAAACACAATTTATATTGCCATAAATAGATTTATATTTTTTTTCATCTCAAAATCTGCGTTTGAAATGAAAGGAGTAGATATATCGTGACCCTATAACCGTTGAATTCTATTATTTCATCGGGTACTGTCGTTGTTCATTTTCAATGACCAAATCTTTTGGCATAATCAAGGGCACCTTATTCATGATCGAAGCAGCTGGAATTCGTTTCAATTCCGCTGTAACAGGACCTTGTGGTTTCACTAAATTGGTCGAACCAATGCCAAATAAAAAGGATTCAATGTCCGACGGATTACCAGATAATAAAGTATCTGGCATATGACCCTGTATTAAACCATCACCTGCCAAATAAGATGGATTCGCAAAAGCATATTCTTTATTTGTTATATAATCGACGGCCTGACGATAAGCAAATTGTTGCTGTTTGTAATCCGCAGGTTGATTAATATTTCGTGTAGACGCCATAGTATAATATATGGATAAAATATTTTCATGTAGCGATTATGTAATCTTGGAATGTAATTCCAAGTAAGATGGGTGTGATTCGGTAAATTCATGCGGCGTTTCATAATAGCAACACAAACATCTATGGAAATAGGGAAAATAATCATATGAAAACAATACACATAACCCGATAGAATGGTCCACAGATATCATGAGTGCAGCGGCGGATTCATATAATTTTTGAAATAAATGATGGGATTTGGTATTTTCAAAAATGTCATCCAATGCACGCGACGTAGATTCAGCATCAAAATTCATTTCATCACGACTTATTTCATCGATGTCTTCATCGATATTCTCTAAAGAGGCCATACAAAATACCCGGCGAATCCAAGAACGGTATTCAAAATCACCAGAATAGTTGATCTCCGTTATCGTCGTATCGTAATTAGGTTGAGAATTCATAAAAAATATATATATGAGTTTTTTATATATTTTTCCATACAATTGTCTATCTATCTAATTTGTAACACCTTTGTTGCGTGTATCCGCGCCTCCACGCACCCATCCTCTCAAAGCACTATCCTCAATCGTATTTTTCGGATTAGTTGCATCATCAACCATTTTGCTGTCTGCGGGGTACATGGTATATCCCAAAAAGCTCTTTGACATAATGGTGGTGACACTCTTTTTATCGGCGATAGGTTCGCCTTGTAGTAACTGCGATTCCAAATTTGGATCTACCGAACCTCTGCCTAAATAAGGAACCGTTGCAAAGGGGCGCTCAATGAGACTCAAACGTCCTAAATTACGCTCTTGTTCATTTTGAATAATAAGTTTCGAGTCCACATCAACGTTGACGCCCACCCCGCTCCCGAACGATACACTATTCGGCGTAACGATGGGTTGTTTTGTCGCAAATTGGATCTGGGCATCCGACGGAAATTCACTGAAAAAATTGGCAGTGTTGTAATTGGCATATCGACTGTTTTGCAAATCATTCTGTGTTTCTGTCACAGAATCATCCCCTACACGATCCAATTGATAAAAGTTATATCCATAATTGCTAAACATCTTGTTTGTTTCTTTTATTATATGGATATAGAAAAAAATGGCCTATCGCAATATCAACCATTTTTAATTTGAAAGGTTTCGCATTTTTGTTCGTCTGGTATAATCGTTAAAATGCATTTCGATTTCTTCCCCTTCATGGGCTCTGTGCACCCCTTTTCTACTGGAGGGGTTGCTTCCATTTTTTCAGAAGGTTTACAATTAGCCCGGAAATGTTCATAACGCTCACGTACATCGCCATAGGTCAGTCCTGATTTCTTACCCAGCATCTTATTAACGAGTTCATGTAAACGAAATATATAACGTGAGAATGTTTTGCGGTTTTTCATATGTTCCAGTGTCAAGGGCAATTTCTCGAAATTTTTTTTCAGATTTGTGCGACATTTTCCACAGGGTAAGGTATATTGTAATTCAAGAACGAAATCGCGATAATGTTTTTTATCCTCACGTGATGGGTTCATTGGATAATTGAAACTCATCGTATGTAATAAATGCCATGCACTGGGCCCCCATATAGATGTTAACATTCCATCATTTCGCTCATAATGTTTACGTGTAAATACGCGTGATTTCGTTCGATTGCGACGCGTGGACATATTTTTATAGAAAATAAACGGATCGTATATATATTTATATTATTTTCTTTTGTTATATAAAAAATGAATACGAACATATTGACCTTTTTGTATAAAGATTTTATTAAACCTCATAAACGCATACTACTCATCGTTATACTTGCTGTTATTTTTACTTTAGCCGCTTATTATGCGTATCAATTGTATGCAATCCCCGTCTTAGAAAGCGCAACCGGAGGTCGGGATGTATCAAACGCCAATTCACGTCCAAGTGAAATGGAAATCTATTTATTTTCTGCAGGTTGGTGTCCCCATTGTAGACGTGCCACGCCGGAATGGAAAGCATTTAAAGAGTCTTATGACGGAAAAACGGTTGGTAATTATACAATCAAAGCAATTGATGTTGATTGTACGGATGGCACGTCACCGTTAATACAAAAACACAATATAAACGGGTATCCTACAGTATTCGCTTTACAAAATGGAAATCGTGTTGATTTTGATGCAAAGATTAGCAATGATTCCTTGTCTAAATTTGTGGAATCTTTACAACAAAATTAGAGGCATTTTCTATACACTGCCGTCGATCTTCTTCGGAATATGCCATTTTTAGAATGTCTGACAAGGATGTGGCGGCTCCCTCTATGATTAACTCATTTTTAATCGGTGGTTGTTTATGATCTTTTGCAATAAAATGTATATACTTACTCAACAAAACGAGTATATAATCGATCATATTCGATGATTCGGTGATCTCATCATTGTTGGATTTTATGCATTTTTTACGAATGCCTAAAATAGAATCCGAATCTGTGGCGGTTTTAATACAAGGTTCCAATGGATAATTTAGGAAGATTCCGCCGTCGATATAAAACACCCCATCTTTCGAAAATGGACTAAATAAGATGGGTAGACAGGAAGATGCATAGACCGCATCTATAACTCGCCATTCTGGGTGTGTTTTATGAGATATATCGACTAATTCAAAGTCGTTTAGATTGGTAGTGTAGACATGCAGATCGATATTCGAGAATTCGAAAAATTTGGCCATTGTGATATCCGGTGACAAATCCATACCCTTTAAAAGAGGTGAAAGTATTTCTTCTATGATACATATATCGTAAACACCACGCTTATACATGGCTCCTAAAATGCTATATAAATCATATTTAAATATTTGATGCCAAGGCCGCTTTATGATATAATCATCGATTATGTCCCAATCATATTTTAATGCCAAAATAACTGCCAAAATGGACCCAGCGGATGTGCCATAAATACCTTCAATGTTATTCATATTCAAAGTTTCGTCTTGATGCATTTGGCGTAATCTACCATAAGCCAACAGTCCTGATATTCCACCTCCTGAAATAACTAAATGTTTAATTGTTTTTCCTTTTTCTTCTTTATTTTCCATTCTGTATATATTCTATGGTAAAAATTATATATATTTTATGTAAAATATATATAATGTCGTGTTTTTTATATGTGGATGATGATGATAATGACAATAAAATAAATATCGATGATCTCTTTGAAAAGAAGCATCGTCGAGATTTAAAACAGGTGTCCATTTTCAATAAATTGTTGAATCGTATTCATAAACGAATTCAATTGACGGCTCGTAATAAAAAGGGTGATCAACATATTTGGTTCACTGTCCCTGAATATATTTTCGGCGAGCCCCTATATGATAAGGCAGATTGTATTGCTTATTTAGTCGCTAAATTGGAGGTCAGCAAATTCCACATTCAATATATTCATCCCAATACGCTTTTTGTTTCTTGGTCGGCATGGATACCATTATATGTACGCACTGAATTCAAGAAAAAAACCGGTCTCACTGTAGATGAACGCGGACAAATCATAGAAAAAAATGATAAAGAGGAAATAGAAGATACCAATAAAATGTTACATAGTATTCCGACCAAAACACAAAAGGAATATACCCCGATCGATAAATATAAACCGACTGGCAATTTAATATATAATCCCGAAATGTTTAAGGGGATTGAAAAACGTGTTGTATTTGATAGAACTGCATAAAATATTCGATCATTTGTTTGCTTCTACAAATTTCCTGTATACTTGTCCAAGATTTCAAACGTGCGCGCTCTTGGTTTTTATAATGTAAAATATGCATTTCAGAATATATATTTTTCGATTCTTCTGGTTCCACTGTAGGTAGTGATTCCCATACCAGATGTCCACTGTTTTCCATCCATAAATAAATATAACCCGCCGAAATAAAATCGTCTCGTACACTTGGTTCATTTCCTATATGAATAAAATAACTCATAAACTTCGGTGTTCCAAGAATAGTCGAATGGTCATTTTTAGCAATAATGGGTATCTTATTTTCATCCACGAAAATAGTCGCCATGCCGAAATCGATCAATGCTAACCCACCGTCGGGTCGAAACATGAAATTCTGTGGTTTTATATCTCGATGAATGACAAATTTGGAATGTACATAATCCAAGACCTCGACCATTTGATTGAACCATTTATCCCTTTCTTCTTGGACAATCTCCCCTTTCAATGTCATATAATCATGAAGTGATGTTTCATAATAGGGTATTATCAAAGTGGGTTCTTCATTATGCATACCATACCATAATACAGGTGGTGTATATTGTCTCGAATCTTGTAAATAATGTAAAAGTGATGCCTCCGCCTTTATCAGTTTCGCAACACCGTTTTTTTTCTCCGTTTTTATCGCTACAGGCTCCCCCGTTTTTTTATATATTCCTTTAAATATAACACCAAAGGATCCTTCGCCAATCTTGGACAGGACCTGGTATTTGTTTTGCATAGTCTACATAACCATATATTATTATATAGATTATCTATCTAATATATAGGACAAATATTATCATGAAATTCGCCAATTTCATACAAGTAATATTATATATCATCATTCTTGGTATTTTAGGGTTTTTAATAGGTTCTTATTTCGCAGGGATACGTGAAGGGGCTCGAACTCTTCCTCGACCAAAACGACACCCGATCACTTACAACACGTCGCTTACTGCTATACCCTATGACCAAGATAAATCATTGAATTCTTTGATTGATCGATGGATTTATGAATATTTTGGCAGGGATCGCTTTGTCTTACAGTCGACGATCGACATTTATGTAAAAATATGCGTCAATCAAGGAAATGTTACACCCACTACCAAAGAAAAACTCAATGATATTGGGTATTATCTACTAGTCAATGTATTGCCGAATATTCCAACTGTAAAAAATCCGACGCCCCCTATGAATTGGCCGAAAATAACATGGACATCGGATTCTTGGTTCCCATTGATCAACATGCCTAATAGCTGGAACGGTGCATCGAGTAATTTCAATCAATATTTACTTGATACCATCAAACAATTTCGTCTAGGTCTGATTGATATGGATGGTTCGGGTGTTACTTTAACAGAAACAACATCAATTGCACCAGGATCAACTGGAAATGAAAACGCCAACGGAACGACGGGATTACCCAATGGCGGCATTGGAAACGACGGGTTATCGACATCCACATCCACCTGTGGAGATAATGGAATGGGCGCTCAATGTGGGAATATTTGTCCTACGTCTTGTTTTGCCAATGCTTTTCAAAACAGCGATATGGGCAATATGTATTTTAACATAAATGGTGGGGATAGTACATCAGGTGGTGGTGGCACAAATGGCAAATCCGGTAGCGCAGGTTCGTCGGTGACAGCGAAATGTAACAATTTAGCAGAAATGTCAGCAATGCAAAGTATTAAATCTATATATCTAGATAATCAACAGGTAAATATCGTGATTACAGATGTATCTCAAACCAACATTACTATACCCTCACCATTAGAAACTAAGATCACAGAATGGATAGATCAATATTTCGATGCCGACGGAACACCTACAGAATATGCGATTGAACAGTTTCAAAAATATACAGATAACGCACAACCAATGGATGCTGTTCATGAAAACAAGCTGCGTAATTTCATTTATTATTTCATGGAAAATATAATACCTGGACTGCCTACCAAACAACGCCCCGTTTCTTATGTAGAATGGATACCCATTCGTTGGCTCGGAAAAATATCACAATAATATAATAAATGAATATCACCACTCCTTTCGATAAAATCTTGGACAGATACGCTGTCAATGTTTATTATTGGTTACTTTTCATCATCTACTTTTTTTACATTACTGCATTTTTAGGGTTTTCTTTTGCAAATGTGATTGAATATAAATATGCACATTTTTTGAGTATTTTTATACAAACCTTTATAGCATTCGTTTTGATTTATCGTTTCCATCCATTTCGAACTCATAGTTTGAATCAGGGCGATATAGCTTTCATTTTCGGTAGCGCTGTGTTTTTGCTCACAAATGTAGGTTTGACAGAATGGGTTAAACGTAATGCGGAAAATGATTTAGGTATTTCTTGGCATTAGAATGGAAATGGAACAAATAACGAAATTAATCCAAGAAGAACGGGATCGGCAAAACCCGACACTAGATATAGATGCAATATTAAAAGCGGCCGAAAATACTGAAGATTTGGATTATTTACTAAACACTACTTTGAAGGAAATATCCGCTGACATCGTGAGGGTGTTCCAAGAATTGAATACAAACCCTCTAAAAATAGCCACATTTTGTGAAAAATTAGTCGAATATCGATACATAGATCAAATTCGGTATTTACACAAAGGTAAACATATTCGGTGGATTCGATATGATAAACCGGATTTGTTAACGAATGGTGGAATTGTAGTGGATATTAAATTCTTGGACGCGGGTATTCATATATTATGTAAAAATGGAGGCCGCTTTATACAATTTCGATATGATGATTGTGTTATATTTCAAAAATTATCTGGGGATGAGCAAATTATTTTGGCTTTACGATAAACAATCTCTTTACGATGATAACTACAGGCGATCTAGAATACGTCAAAATCCATATTTTATATCCACATAATATATCACAATGAAAACTGCATTTGTTACAGGTGGATTGGGCTATATTGGTTCTCATATTTGCGTAGAATTATTGGAAAAGAATTATCATCTCATCATTGTAGACAATCTTTCAAATTCAAGTATTGAAAAATTAGATATCATTAAAAAATACAATAAATACAATAATAATATAGATTTTTATGAATTTGATTTGGCAGATTATTCAAAATTATATAAAACCATTTATTCGTATATCAAAGAATTACGCGGTGGAATCGATATCATTATTCATTTAGCCGGATTGAAGGCTGTAGCTGAATCGATTGAACTTCCTATTAAATATTACCAGAATAATTTGATATCCACATTGAACCTCACTAAAATCATGGAAGAATTTGATATTACGAATCTAATTTTTAGTTCATCATCAACTGTATATGGAACAGCACAATCGCCCTATAACGAACAATCACAGACGGGAATAGGAATAACCAACCCATATGGAAGAAGCAAATATATACAAGAGGAAATTCTCAAAGATATAAGCAATAAAAATAACCATTGGAATATCACGATATTAAGATATTTTAATCCAATTGGACAATTGAATGCGGAATTGATGGAGACCCCCAACGGCATTCCGAATAATTTATTTCCATACTTAGTGAGGGTCCATTCTGGTGAATTAAAGGAGCTGACAATTTTCGGAACGGATTATAACACGAGAGACGGAACATGCTGTAGAGATTTCATTCACGCGGTTGATTTGGCCAATGCTCATATAATTTGCTGTAATAAAATAGTAACCTGCGAAATAAAGGGTTTGAAAATATATAACGTGGGGACCGGATTCGAAACAACCGTATTAGAATTAGTTCACGCATTTGAAAAAATAAATGATACAAAATTAAAATATAAAGTGGGACCTAGACGCGAGGGTGATTTGATGTCTTCATATTCAGAGGTGGATCTCATTTATAATGAATTAGGCTGGGTGGCAAAATACACAATTGAAGATTGTGTTCGTCGGTAAAAATCCTGATTAGATATATTAAATGACGTCGCATTTTATTTATCCTGACCGTCTTTTCTCTTACTGGATATTTATGTGGTTTCTCATTTACAAGGGATTACACGCCAAAAATTCATGGATAGGTAATCCAAAAATAGCGTTTTATATAGGATTCTTGGAAAACATAGTCACATTTGTAATATTACTAGCGATAATGAAAAATGATATTCAAAAATGGACAACTCTAGGAATTTTCACAATCAACATAATTTTACTAAAGCTGGTGCCATTGTATTTTTTGCGAAAAGATAAAATAAATCTGTTGCGAGACACCGTTATTTTTGCCGTCGTTTTTTCTTTCTATAATGCCTATTTATTTTGGCAAAACACCAACATCTTGGACATCTACCATAAAACGATTGATTCTATCGCCAATCATAAAAACGCCACACCTACTTTTGCAATATATAAGCGTTTTACTGATATAAAGATGTCACGTCATAGATAAAAAATGAATATACCGGTAGTAGTTCATCACGTCGCGTCTTGTCCAGACTATTTGAAAAAATGTATCGAAATAAACGCCTTGAAAAACACCGTTTATTTGATTGGCGATAAAACAAACGACGTTTTTCAATATTTAGGTGCCAAAGTACACCACATCGATGTTCAAACATTGTCATCGATTGAGGCAAAGATATTTGAAAAATTCTTTATAAATTATTCGACGAATAATGCTTATCGAGAATATTTATGTTTTGAGCGTTTTTTTATTTTGAAAGAATTTATGAAACAATATGGATTTGAAAAAATCGCTTACGTAGACAGTGATTGTGTATTATTAGAGGATGTCTCTGTGATCGCTAAAGATATTTCGTGTGGTTTATCTATGCAAAATGTAGATTCACCCTATCACATGGTTTCGTGTATTCATAATAGCATTCTCACAATTGAATTATGCAATGCATTCATGGGGTTATGTAGAGACATATATGTGAATAAATCAAAATTTCATTTGATTGAAGACAAGGTCAAATGGCATAAAAATAATAATATAGCAGGGGGTATTTGTGATATGACATTATGTTATTTTATTACGAGAGACCATATGGTAGACGGGTTAATCGACATGAATATACCAATTATATATAACGGCGAAAAATGCGTATTTGATCATAACATTGGAGTATCCTATGGTTTCGAGGGTGAACAAACATATGTAATGGACGTAAACCAAACCAAGACATTGTCTAAATGTGGTGATAAATATTATGCAAAAACAGTAGCGAATGAAGATATTCGACTTCTCAGTATACATTTTTCTGGTTCTAAAAAACACATTTTGACACAATTAGACACAAAAACCTTTTTTACATAGGGGTTTTAATCGTTTTATTCAAAATAGGACTATGTTTGATTTTACACGTTTTTCGTTTATAAATTTCCATATAAAAGAAATCGCGAATATAAGACATCAATTTCTTGGAAACTAGAATATCTATTTTATGGTCTTCATGTGTTTTAATAAAATAATTAAACCGGAGAGCGTTTGATAAAAACCATTGTTCAAATTGTTCTATATTATCTGTCATTATCATCTGAGCGATTTTTGACTGTGCAAATCGTAAGTAGATATCTTTCGCGGTTAATGAATGATAAAACGGTTTGAGTTGAATATAAAAAATGTTGTTCCTACACATTTTTGGATAGAACGAATCGTCTATGAAACATATTTCTGCGGATTTGGGTAATAAGGTGCATTTTATGAAGTCATCCTTTGTTTTAGTATGTATATTGTACATTCGTTCTATGACATTGCCATTCATTATTGGTTTAAACGCGCGCACAATATTATGAAACAAACCTTGTATATTTCCTTTACATTCTATGTACTTTATAATTAAATTGACCCAATTGGGTGAACACTGATTATTCGTATAAATATATACATTACCACACAAACCCTGCTGTTGTTTGTTATATAAAAAAGTTAAAATTTGAACAATACCATATCTTAAAAATTCAGGGTACAAATCCAATATTTCATTGAAAATTTCTTGTAAAATATCCAAATGTTGAAATGGATCTGAAAAATGTAGTTGTAAGCCCGTCCACAGAATATCTAGATGCGTGAAACAGCCGAGTGTTTCATCCAAATCAAACACAAAATGTTTGATCGTTTTCTTCTGTCTAGATAGATTTTTCAATATAGTATTACTTATGTCATAAACCGTAGTCCGAATAAAGGAATTATTATATATATTTATATGGTTTTCATTGTTCATGTAATATCATACAGTTATTATATATTTTATGATATTGCAAAATTATTATCTAGCAATGAGACTTGCTATACAGACTTGCTATAATGTACCATCTCTATCGTAAGATCCATCAAATATATAATCGTATGAGATGGTGATTTTACGGGAGACCTGGTGGTTGTCATAGCTGGTTTACTTTCACATGCTCCAGATTTAGGATTCTTGCGAGTGCCTTTGGGACAACGTTTTTGTTTAAGGTCTATCTGCGGTTTTGTAGCCAATTGGCTACAAAACAACCGATGACCCATATCCTAACAGAGTATAAATATATTTATCCTCTGATAGAGATTAACTTGGTTACTCATTTCCATTACTATATACTATATAGCGGTAAGTAGAACCTACCCTATTTTAATTTATCGTAACAAAATTATAATCATTAAAATACCATTTTATAAAAAGGTAGATTCTACTTACCACTAATACTATATATACTAATAAATTTTCTAAATACCAGTGGAACCAAACCCACCAGACCCTCTATCGGTCTTTTCGAAAAACGAAGATGGAACGATTTTCACAACAATGGGGCGCAAATCTGTAGTAATCGCGTATGTTCATCTACCATATAGGAAGGAATAGAGGCATCTAGCATTCGAAAGGCGCCGATTATATTTCCTCGATACCCGCTATCAATAATTCCTACATGATTCGCTAACATAAGAGGCGTCTTTGATAAACTGGAACGAGGATATACATAAAATCCTACAGTTGTTGGGGGTTTATCCGTGTTATATATCTGCATCTCGCATTTCAACTTGAAATCCACAAAGGTGGAATGTATAGAAGAAAAATGTGTTGTTTCGGGAACAAATAAATCGAAACCCGAATTAGGATAAGGATTGGTCATGATTGATTGATTGTGGTTGACAACGGCGTCTGTGTAAACATCAAGTAATTTGTTATCTTCTATACAAATATACAATATAGCCGTATCCATGTTTGTATAGTCTTTCTACAGGTTTATGTTTATGTTGTTTTTGACTCTTGATTTATATGTTTTCCAAGAAATCTTTTTACCCTCCACTTGTGGAACACGCGCCGCTTCCTCTTCTTTGTCTAAATTATCCGCTCGTTTTACGGCCGAATCCAAATATAGTTCTTTCAAAAAACGACCAATCATCACTGATCCTTCCTGTTGATCCAATTTCTCATCTTCGATTAATTTCAGTACGATCAAAAATTTCGTCAAAATAGTGACATCCAATTCATCCTTAATGAGACGATTGAAAATATCTGTATAATGATTGAATAAAAATACACATTCCGTTTGAGCCAATTCGATAAATGCGTTTATATCATCATTATATAACTGTAGATGATCACGCTTTAAATTTTCGATCGTTTTCACGTCTTCGCGTATACGAACACTATGTTTCAGTGATCGAATGGAATCTGTGTTATCCTGATAATCCATTTCACTCATAAGTTTTTTAAGATTGAGTCGCTCATCTTGGGTAATATTCATTTTACGTCCGTATTATCTCCATAGATAGATTCTTTTTATATTGTATATTATTTTATATACAATATGGATCCACTGTTATATTTTGTTCCGCCGAATTTGACTACAAAATATATATTATGGGGTCAAACAATCATAACACTTTTATTTGTATTACTCATGTTCATCTCGATTGGTTATCTCTATGTATATACAAATCTGGATCAATCCCAAAATCGAATAAATGTCATCGCAAATGCCTATTTGTTTGGAAAAAATCCCCAACAAATGTTCGAGACTTATATTAAAAATGCACAAGCCGAAGCAATCGCTGTGGCTATGAATGAGATACAAAGTGCGACCAATGATTTAGAAACAACCACCAATCGCCTAAACAACGAATCAACCCGACTTTTAAAGAAAGAGCCCGAACAAACATTGGAATCGACAAGTTTAGGAATGTCGATCCAGAAAAACGTTTCTCAATTGGGAAACGCGTTATCCAAGATTTTCGGCGAAATTACTCTAAAAGGATATATGTCATCCGATGGAGCGATCAAGACTGTCCAATCACTTGAATAAAATTATTATTCGATATGGACCCATCCGGGTATAGAAAACATATTTCCACACCATACCCACTTATCATATTTTGGACATTGTATGTTTGAATAAAAAGATAAATATCCTATAATTGCCGAAAAGGATCCGTGTGATAAAATAATATGTTTGCATGTGCTAGCTAGTTGAATCGTTTCTATTTCATCAAGATTTAGTATCTTGGTATTTGGATAGACCTGAAGGATCTCTAATATAATAGAATGATTTACTTGATCGGTAGATAGAAAAATATTTTCAAATGAAATGTTTGAAATCGCATTCAGGTAATAGTTTATGCCTGGATTGTTTGGTGCCATATCACCCAGTCGAATATGTATATATACATCATTATTTGCATTGTATCGAACTTTGTAAGGATTTTTGTCAATTATTTTTGACCTACTATCATGTGACTGTAAATAATTATAAATATAATTGGATATTTCTTTGATTTGAAAATAACTACGATTGGCATCTATATTACTATTTAACTCCGTTTGTTCTAATGTTGAAAAAAAATTGTCATCCGTTATAGCGACCGTAGTGTCATATTTATTATTACCAACAAATAAGGGTATACCCAATCGGTCGATTTTATCATGAGAGCTATATGTCACATGTAGATCGAATTTTTCGGCAATAAAACTAACTGCTAAATTACGGAATATTTGATTTCCTAATCTACCCGAAAACACATGTTCATAAGTTATTGACATTTATATTATTTATATAAATATATAATTTCATAAATTACAACTAGCTTCAAGAGTCAAAAATAAAACCATACAATAATATAATGGAAAGGGAGATATATGCCCCCTTGAATTATTATCATTATAATTTACCCCATTTTTATGGATGTATTTTTGTGGGTATATTATTTTTCGTATTTTTGGTCATTTTGTTTCAAGTATTTAAATATGAAACGGATATTGCTAAAAATTCTTGCGACCCCTCATTTTATTATGGACAATCATGTAATAATGAATTATCAAATGCAATACAGAAAAACCCCCAATTTATGATAGCAAAACAGGCCTATTATAATAAATTAAAGAAGTATAAGGCGCATGTTGGTGCGAATTTGTCTGGAATAACTGATTTTACAAATGAAAAAACTGTGATTGCTTCAAAGAATGCCGAATTTATGAACGACACAATTACAAAAATACAGGGTTTGACGGTTTTAACAAAACAATACACTGAACACTATTTAGGAAATATTCAAGACGTTTTACGTTCAGGATCGAAAACATCCGAAACGATTGCCGAACAATTAGACAAAATACCGGGTTATTTAGCGATTTTAAAAAAACAGATCGGTGATTCACTCGTTCATCCTTTGTTTGTGAAATATGCAGACCCACTTAAAAAATTATATAAATCGTTACAATAATATCTCATAAAAATGTATATTTCAAGATAGAATGAAACATACATTTATGAATTTATGGGTTCTATTATTTATAGTCATCGTGTTATTGACGATAATCATGTTTTCTGCGTCATCAACAGCTATGCCACATGACAAATCTATTTTCTCGAAACAATATCCATACGAAGGATTTCGTAATGTGAGTTATTCGACCTATCCGAAAAATGACCCTATTGATCAAAAAACTCAATATGACATTGTTCCCCCTAAACAACCAGTTCAACCTGTATGGGGATTGCGTGGTTTATATGGACCTCCTGATCAAAACACCGCGTTAGATATTTATTCTACGGCACCGGGTAGTATAAGTGAACAATGTTGGGTCACTTCATCGGGATATACAAATTCGAAGGGTTATCTTTGCATGAACGAAGAGCAACTTAAAATGCTTACTACGCGCGGAGGAAATCAAACCATTTGTCAAGCACAGATCGGATAATACTTCAGCTAGCGGTACCCTATTTTAAGTTATTTCAATGAACAAAATAATGATTGAAATAACTCCAACACATTTATCGTAACAAAATTATACCATTTTATAAACAACTAACTTCAGCATTCAAATAGGAACACGGTTCCCCTTAATAAATACAAGTTCGTGTTCTGTCCAAAGCGTTCCTCTAAATTTTTCAAACATAATATCACCTAAAAAATCAATTTTGCAATCGGCAGGCGATTTGTCGGAAAAGGTGAAATCTATATCTTTATAGTGTGCTTGGAATGAACCAATATTCCAGCCCTTTTCAATTATTTTTCTAGACATCAATATTTCCTTATGATTTATGGCTTCATCGAAATTGTTGGCGAAACGAGTAATGCTAAAAATTTCACATTCTATTAAATACTGTAACGTTTCATTGTTCATTGCGAAAATATAAGATTGAACATGTGCCATATGTAGTGGATGGGTACATGTATTAATGGTACTTCCGAATAACTTTATATTATTTCGTAATCCATTTAGATATAAATCTGTCCATTTTCCCGTATCAGCGTATGGACCCATGGCGGAAGAATTCACAAATATAAAATTCTCGTAATTTTTATATAAATCGTTAGTCAATAGCGCCTCGCTCCATCCACCAAAATCATAACCAATATTGTCTCTAAATAATTTTTTAACATACTCAAGGGCAGTAAATACATTGTTTTTATCATTCGAAATTATAACGAAATCTACATTTTCGTCATAAAATATACAATTATTGATAAAATGTTTCACTCGGTCATTATAAATATGAAAAACATACAATACGAGCAGGTTTTTCATATTTCTTGCATATTAGCCGGGTTTGCCATTTATATAGTTTTTTCACAATATATACAATATCGAATTCTTTGTGATTGTTCACAATTTATGTCAATCATATCTTCTACGAAAAAATGTTGACAGTATGTCTCAATATATTTCTCAATTAAAAAAAGGATGCGTTTCCACTCATCGTCGTCATCTGTTTGAATAACCGAATTTAACGATCTTCGTGCATTTGTCATCATTCTAATTTTTTGTGTAAGCACTTTGTCATCATCGTTTGGTTCCATTTCCATTATTATTATTATTATATAATTGATAATGGAAGATCCTTTCATATAGTTTACGCATATACCTTCATATATTACTTACACATACATTGCTAGCAAACTTTGATTTTGCGTGGTTTCATTTTTAATCAAACCGTCTACTACCCGTTTGGTTACAGTGAGTGGAAACGATACTTCCATATCCATTTCTGAAGCAAATAGGTTTTGATCCGGTTTCATCAGACGGAACAGATTCAACTTTGTATGAATAATTTCCAAGCATCTCTTTAAATTACGAACACCCTCTTCTTCCTTTGTAAGACCCTTATTCGAAATGATATAATCAAGTGTTGCATCAGGAATCATAATATCCGACTCTGTAAATGCAACTTGTTCGCGAATTTTCGGCAATAAGAAATCCTTCGCGATAATTGCCTTTTCTTTTGCATCATATCCCTTCGTCTGAATTCTATACATACGATCACGCAGAATAGGGTTGACCTTACTCTCATCATTATAACTGAAAATGAAGAGACATTTACTCAAATCAAAATCGACTTCGGAAAAGTACTTATCGTGGAATTGGCTGTTTTGAGTTGTATCTGTAAGATGTGTCAATACACCAATAATTTCTTCTCCGCGTGGAGTATCGCTCACTTTATCCAATTCGTCAAAGTAAATCACCGGGTTCATGCACTTACTATCGATCAAAATCTGAACAATTTTTCCCCAAATACTTCCCTCATATGTATAGGAGTGTCCCTCTAGAAAACTTGCGTCGCCAGTTCCGCCGAGCGCAATAAATGCGAATTCTCTCCCCAAAATTTTACTGATACCTTCCTTTACCAATGAAGTCTTACCCGTTCCAGGTGGACCCTTAATCGCAATAGCCGATCCAAGTGCACCTGGATTGGCAATCCACTGACCTACCATTTGCATAATTTGCATCTTTGCATCATTCAGGCCATAAACACAATCATCCAAAATCCGTTTGGCATTTTCCATAAATTGGCTACAAGCATCAATGCCATCGCCGATATTTACCGAAAGGTTTTTGTTTATGGAAAAGGGGACGCGCATAAAGGTATCGACCCAAGTTTTCAATTTATAATATTCAGGATCGCCTGGCTCCATAGAACGCAACATATTTAGTTTTTGCATAACCGTCGCCTTATATTTTGAGGGTATATCGGACTCAAGAAGTGCGATGCGGTAGGGCTTTTTAATAATGATGTGTTCATTGATTGCGCTTAGTTCTTTTATAGCACGCAATTGTTCCTTATGTGACATCTTCTTCTTAAAATAGTCCAATTCATTTGTATGTAATTCTTCACCTCCAGAAATGATTTTGTGATATCTCTTTGCGTTCTTCATACGCGCCTTTTTCACAAGTTTTTGGATAGACGTATTACATTCCTCCAATGATTTTAGGAGAATTTTGCTCTTGGGGCGTTTGTTCAACTTTTCCGATAGATGTTTTTTAAGTTCCGTCAAATCCTTATATTCTGATTCCACGTCGAGTGAATCGTCAACGTTGCTAGATTCCGAGTCAACGGTTTTGTTATGTTTGTTCTTATAATTCTTCGATTTTGATTTCGATTTTTGTGTCGTTTTTTGTTCAACTGGACAAGGTATAGTTTCATATGTTTCTTTCATAAAGGTTTTTTCATCCTCACTATTACATTCTTCATCGGCATCGTCGGCAATGGCTGCCGCTGCTTCTCGTTCACTTTCTCGTTCCAATTGTTGTCCAATCGCCGTGAAGATGATGTTATAATCTTTCATATTGTTTTCGGTTTCCTCATCATCTTCGTCCTCCTCATCATCATCATCTTCATCATCTTCATCATATTCGTCCTCCTCATCATCGGAATCATGTTTCGTCTTTTTATTTCCACGACCAGAACGACGAGCATTTGATCGGGTTACATATTTATTTGATTTCACGGATACCTTTTCTTTCAAACGTTCACCTGCCTTAATCTTTGTATTGATGTAATTTGACGGAAAGAGAACAGCGAGTGTTTTACGCAATTCATGTGGATCTACGGCCGACATTTCGTCGTCGCTATCTTCAGAACCGTCTTCATCGCTTTCTTCAATGTCTTCTTCGTCGTCGACATCTTCATCATAAGATTCTGTTCTCTTTGTTTTTTTAACACGGTTTTGTTTTTTGGAAGGAGGGACATAGCTGGAGTCACTGGTTTCGTCTTCTTCATCATCTTCTTCTGAATCGTTTTCTGAAATGGTTTCATATTCTTCTTCGGAAACATAGGACTCTGATTCAGACTCTGAATCTGACTCCGGGTCCGCCCTTCCTCCTTTCAATGTTTTCTTTTCAGAAGGTGTCATTTTTGAGGATTTGCACTGGTCGTTCTTCTTGGTTGACATTATTAAACAAATGGATAATTTGGATGCATTTAAGATGATTGTTGTTGAATCAATTTTCTTAATTTATCATTAAATGTGGAATGCAAAAACGGAGTTTTGTCCATTTTTTTCAAATAATCGTGTGTTTTTTCGATTATATTTATATCTTCTATTTTTGAGTTTGCCTCTGATAAAGTTTGAAAATAAAAAGGATAATCTTCACCTAAATAATAAACCACACCTGGATGATATTTTACTAATATAGGAGTATTATGTATGATACATTCCAAGATAACGTTATTTGCGCTTATTGCATAAAAATCCAAAAATATTATGTTTTTTGAAAAAATGGCATCATATTTCGAATCTTCTAAATGTTCCATCATTTTTATTTTATATGCATTCAATGTTTCAATTTCGATTTCAGTAAGCGGTGGTTGAATTTTAGACGTGGATATATTTGAATTTAATATACCTTTTCTGATTTCATGAATTACATAATCACTCAAATAATCGCCATTCGCATATTTCACGACAATTTTTTTTTCGTGATTGCCGACGCAGACATGAATAAAATTGTCGAATTTTCTTAACCACCAACCTAGCATAAAAATGTTCTTATTTTCATTGTTTCTATATTCGTCCATAGAAAACATATTATTTGTATACGGTTCAATCGGGTGGTGTAATGATTCAATAATTATATTTTTGGCATTTAACTCCGGTTTTGTCATCAATTGTTGCTTATGATATTCCGAGAGAGAAATTAATATTTTTAAGTTAGTGCTTTCTTTTTTAAAATTATCAGTTGTATAAATGTCGGAATTTTCAAATTTCATTGAAAAACAAAAATCGTTAAATGCATGAACGGGTTGATGTGTAAATGTTATAAAGTTGCGATTATAAGGATTGCGATTCTCTGTGCCCCAATTATATGTTTTCTCTATCCAATCGTCAAATATAATACATTTTATGTCATTGTCTGTAATACTATTTGTTTTTACATAATTTTTTGCCTCTTCATATGTATTTAGATGATAACGAATCGCAATATGTATCCATTCAAAGTTAGGCCGTTCATAATGAATCGTATCTTGTAATATATACTCTGTATAATTTTCAGATAAAAATCTATTTATTGCATTTTTCCACCCATAACGATGATTTCCGTATTCTTTGTATTCATCTTTATAAAGAAGCAATTTATACGGAGGAATATAATGTAATTTTAGATGTTCCATAACATCTTCCTTATTATTCAATATTTTAAGTATTAAATGAATGGCGTGTAAATCGTAAAATTTATAATACGCATAATGTATTTTATCCACTTGATTTTTATTATATTGGTTCATTAATCCGCTCATGTTATTTATTATAAATTCAGTTAAAGACCCGTCATTGTTAGTGGATTTGTAACAATCATATATGTACATATATATATTGTATTCATTGATCAAATCCATGAAATATATAATTATCGAACAAATATATATTTCAAAAAATATATATTTGATAGTTTCTTTTTTACATAGTAGCTGAATTCGATGATTTGGATAAAAGGTTTTTGGCAGTCATCAGATAATAATTATATAAATTTTCATTGAATATATATTCATTTTCTTTAACACGTTCGCATACTATATATTGTTTATTCTTCTGGTCCATCATATAATTTTGTGTGGAATAATTATTATTCCATAATGGCAAACTTTGCAAATACAGTCGATGACATATGGTCATAATTTTAGGGTCAGTCTTTGTAATACTGTTTTCAATTCGAAGACTGTCATCATGTGGAATATGATACATTTTGTTCAAATTAAAAGCCTTACTTTTAAGACCCGTCAATAATAGCCGTATGGTTATATCTGTGTCATCATATCCATAGGATTTTATATATTCGTTGTATCCATTTACATAAAAAAAGTCGGACAAATGGAGATAAATATTACCATGTATATAATTTTCATTTTCATTTCTAGCGCAGCAACAATCTCCTACATAAAATTCTCCTGGCATTAATGGATGATCATTAAAAAAATTTTCCGATAACATAACGTCCGCATCTATCTTACATATTTTATTGAATTTACATAACCGCGCAGCCAAGTTTTGTGCATAGGTCCTTATAAAATGTTCTTCATTGTTAACGCGAACATATAATATACGATCATCATTTAAAGAAAATATAAATTCACTAAAATCTATCTTGCTATTCCAATCAATAATAATAATCTGATCTATGTTTTGTTTTAACCAGGTATATATATTTCTTTTAATATGAGATAGACGATTCATAACTACAACGATGATACATATTCCATCTGTTATAGGATGATTTAACAGGTTTTTCGTACATTTCGTCTTATTTAATGGCGATACAATGATTTTGTCTTCTGCTATTTTATCATTTAATAATTTATAGTCAAAATGTGCCCGTAAAAAGTTTTTGTTTAGCTCTTTGTTATTACATACAAAATGAAATATATTGGGTCTCGGATGTCGAATCGAGAAAAGCCTTATTTTAAATATGGGTCTATTCACATATTCTATAGGATAAATGCGCAATTTTAGGCATTTGATTGTTTTATCTAAATAAATTCGTTTGATATAATTTCCATTTGATGTTTGTATTGCATCATATATATGATGATCGTCAATAATCCAATTTGTCGAATCATAATAGGTTATTTTAAATTTTGTAATATATCCAGACGCTTTATCGTTTCGATCCACAGGTTTCCCCTTGATATCAATGATGGCAATTTCATAAATATTATTAAAATTTATTTGAACGTAAGGGTCCACGTCATTAATAAGAGGTTCCCAATAGTTTGATTCGCCAAATAAAATGCCACAGGGTTTTAAAAACAAACTGCGCGATGAGGTAATTACTTGACTTGTATTGATGTTAATTTCATCGATTGATTTTTCAAATTGTATTTTAGTGATGGTTGGACAAACGCGTACAGTATATGTTTCTAGTTTTGTTGTATATTTGTCTGGGATATCGTCCTGATTTTCTAAAAAACCGTAAGTTAGAATATTGCCAATTCTAGTTTCTCGTTTTTTTGATACATTTCCCTTTGATATTCCTTGCTTACAAATGTTTATGCTGAGATGATCATAATGATTGATACAAATTAAGTGCGATGCATTTAATAGATGGTAGCAATTCGATTTCATTAAATAGACCAAGTAATTATCACATCCAATTATTCCTAAATGAAAATCAAACCTCTCGTCTATTGGCAGTATACCCTTCCATATCCATGCATCCTGTGTCCATATATTTTCTTGGAATTTGTTTAAATAACTGCCTGCGTTATATAGACTCGAATCGTCTAATTCTAAACCATTTAACAACGCAGGCGTTTCGTTCAGTTCGTTTTTTTCATAACGATTAAGTGCTATAAACAATTTGAAATCGTTAAAATTAATATGTTTCAATATTTCAATAGAATTATCTAAAAATATGTCAGCGTTCAATAAACAACAGATATCATTTGAATAGTTTTGATTATAGTATTCAAAGGCGGCCTTGTATGATAAACGGGATCCAATGATTGTTTTGTAAATTTTGACGCCATTACATTGAGAAAAAGGTATCTCACAATCTTGTTCTAATAATAATATGATTTTATCGATATATTTGTTTTCATAATTTTTTTGTAAACAAATGTCGATCTCTTTTTGTCGATTGGTGCAATATTCTATATCGTCACTATTAACTTTAAAATATTGTACCATTAAAATAATATTTACATATGTCATTCTTGCATAATCACTATATTTATAAATATTATAAATAACTAAATATAGTGGTTGGTAGATTGACCGTTCAAAAAATCCTTATAAACTCTTATAATCGCTATTTCTGATTATAAGCATTTCTACGTAACGCACATTTTCTTTGTTTGTTAAGTTTATATGATCCCTTTTTAGGAAATGTATAAAATTGATCATAATGATATTATAGTGAGAAAGGATATAAAATCTACGTTAGTATATTATAGTAATCAAACATGTCGGATTTCAAAGAATCCGCAAAGATCATCGGGATTCAATTCAGCATATTGTCTCCTGATGAGATTCGTAAGAATTCGGTAGTTGAGATTACATCAAAGGATACTTATATTAATAACAAACCTGTGATTGGTGGACTTTTCGATCCACGTATGGGTGTTTTGGAACCAGGTACGGTATGCCCTACCGACGGCCTCACTTACATTCATACGCCTGGTTATTTTGGGCATATCGAACTCGCTAGACCCGTATTTTCGATCCAACATATCAAGGATGTCATGAAAATATGCCAATGTGTTTGTTTTAAGTGTAGCAAATTGCTTCTCAATAAATCGCAACATAAACATATTTTAGATAAACCCGGATCAGAGCGTTGGGATTATGTAAGTAATCTTTCTAAAAAAATAAAGAGGTGTGGTGAAAATACAGACGATGGATGTGGTTGTCGCCAGCCCGATAAAATTAAATTGGAAGGTATGGCTACGATTATTGCGAATTGGGAAAAAATAGACACGGGTGAGACGGCAGGTGAGGCACAAAAAATAAACATGCGTCTAACTCCTGAAATTTTGCTAAAGATGTTTAAGAGGATTTCCGACGACGATGTCTCTTTCATGGGATTTAGTCCAGTTTGGTCCAGACCCGAATGGATGATTATGCAGGTTCTTCCTGTTCCACCACCCGCCATTCGCCCTTCTGTCAAGCATGATGCGCAACAGAGAAGTGAAGATGATCTGACGCATATTTATAGCAATATCATCAAGACAAACAACGTATTGCGCGAAAAGATGAATAACCCCGAAACGCATGCGAATGTGATTGAGAGTTGGTTCACTGTTTTGCAACACTCGGTCGCGATGGTCGTCAATAATAAAATCAAAGGTGTGGCTCCTATGGCTCAACGTTCAGGTCGTCCTCTACAGTGTATCATGGGTCGATTAAACTCGAAAAACGGGCGCATTCGAGGCAATTTGATGGGTAAACGTGTGGATTTTAGTGCACGTTCTGTCATTACTGGTGATCCGAATCTGTCGATCAAGCAGCTCGGTGTTCCTATGAAGATTGCAAAAAATATTACAAAACCAATCAAAGTCAATGATCGTAATCGTGATTTCTTGATGAGACTGGTACAAAATGGCCCGGACATATATCCCGGTGCCAAAATTTTGGAAAGGCGAAATGGTGAACACATTTCATTGCGATATGTCGATCGAACTTCCATACGACTCGAAAATGGCGACGTGGTACATCGTCACATGATGGATGGAGATGCGGTGTTGTTTAATAGACAGCCGAGTCTTCACCGAATGTCGATGATGTGCCATATCGTCAAGATCATGGAACTCGGCGACTCCTTTCGCATGAATGTTGGGGTAACTAAGCCTTACAACGCGGATCGAATTTTCAACCTGTCAAGGTCCGCAAAAGGGGGCGTGAAAAGCGTTTTACCTCCTAGTAAGTGAATCATTAAATTGTTTGAGGAAACAATATAAAAAGATTATCTCTCATTAATTAAATGGAGACCGCTACAAACCGTCTTAACGTCGCTCACAAATGTTGTTCAAAATGTGAAGTTTTAAAACTGCTAGACCGAATCGTCAAAAACAGGAATATCTGTAAAGATTGCTGTAATGCGCGAAAAAAGGAAAGGCAAAAGGAAATAGTCGTTGATCTTAATGCTGAAGTTGTTTGTAACCAATGTAACCAAGCCAAAATGAAATCATGTTTTATTCAAGGTCGCAACATTTGTAAAGATTGCAATAACGAAAGGCGTAAAAATAAGTATAAAGAAGATGAAGAACATCGACAAATACTTATTCAAAGATCGTCTGAATTTAAGCATAACAAAGTGGTCGAACGACAAAAACAAAAACTTGAAGAAATTGGCGAGGGAAACAAAAAATGTAGTTGTTGTTCTGAAATAAAACCCGAAGATAGATTCCGTCATAATCGTTTAAAATGCAAGAACTGCGAACGAGATGAACCATTAGATAAATTCAAGCGAAACGTGCGAAGCCGTATTTACATTGCTTTGAAGAAAAACAAAGAAATGAAAACGGTAAAATATTTAGGCTGCACGTCGCAAGAATATCTAAACTGGATTTTGACATACAATGAATCATATACTCTTGAAAATAGAGGATCTATATGGCACATAGACCATGTGATTCCCTTATCAAGATTTAATTTGGAGGATAAAGAAGAACAATTGATTGCATTTAATTGGAGAAACACAATGCCATTATCAGCAAAGGAAAACCTTGCGAAAAATTCGAGAATAATAATTTCACAGATTGAACAACATTTACAGTATTTGAAGGATTATCACCGAGAGAAAAAAACAAAATTACCTCAACAATTTATTGATTTATTTGCAAAACACCTTGTTGACGGGGACCCCCTAAAGCAAACACTACCACTCCAATTTGGAAACTCTTTGGAGGAACTCGGTTAATGGCCGAACCCAATGGTAAAAAAGTGTTTGATGCGTCTATTCAGACAAAATGGGCAATCCGCAGTGGAGTATCTAAAGTCGTTATGGTAGACCATGATACCCTCTCAGAGACTGCTGAGGTGTTGGTGAACAATGAAGGACTAGCCATCCCGAGTTTGCTTAAGGTACAGTCCGGCCTCTTGGGAAACCTTGAGGGTTGGCTGTGTATATGTGACTGGAAATTCTCAATATTATAAGAATTGAAAATAACCACTGCATATATGCAGCCAAACCGTTTGATGGAGATGAAATGAATATGCACATGCCGCAAAATATACTCGCAGAGGCTGAATTGCGCCACCTGGCCGCCATTCCCTACCAGATCATCAGTCCAGCAGGAAATTCGCCGATTATTGGAATCTTCCAGGATTCCCTTCTCGGTTCCTATCGTATGACACGACCCAATGTCGTGTTCACCCCACGAGAGGCGATGAATTTGCTGATGATGTTCCCCCGAGTAAATACACAGGCAATTCGAGATAAAGGAGAGAAAGTAAGTTCGTTTGATGTATTGTCACAAATTATGCCCCCGATTACATTGAAATATAAAACAAAACTATTTGACGAAAAAGAGGATTATGCAACATCCAATAACGTATTGGAAATACGTAATGGACAATACATTCGCGGACAACTAGAAAAGTCCGTACTAGGATCTACAACGAAGGGAATTCTACACCGCGCATTCAACGATTTCAATCCGATGACTTGCGCCAATTTGAACGACGATTTACAGAATATTGTCACAGAATACATGAAGACAAGTTCCTATAGCGTAGGCATCAGTGATTTGATTGCGGATAAAACTACACAAACCGAAATCATAAAAATTATCAATGCTCAAAAGAGCGAAGTACAAACGGTCATCAATAAGGTCCATCTAGGTATTTTCGAAAATTCGACGGCCAATAGTAGCATGGTCGAATTCGAAACCAGTGTGAATAATATTCTGAACAAAGCGACGGAACAGGCGGGTAAGATTGGCAGAACGAGTTTGAGCCCTAACAATCGTTTCTTGATGATCGTAAATTCGGGATCCAAAGGTTCGCTCGTGAATATTTCACAGATGATTTCTTGTCTAGGTCAACAGAATGTAGATGGAAAACGTATTCCCTATGGTTTCAATTCGCGTACACTGCCACACTATCATAAATTCGACGATAGTCCCACTGCCAGAGGTTTCATCGAAAATTCTTATATTTCCGGTCTAACTGCCCCCGAGCTGTTCTTCCATGCAATGGGTGGTCGCATCGGTCTCATTGATACCGCAGTAAAGACGTCACAGACGGGTTATATTCAACGCAGATTGATCAAGGGCCTTGAAGATATCAAGGTGGAGTATGATATGACCGTGCGTAATAGTAAGGGTAAGATCATCCAGTTTGCTTATGGCGATGATGGATATGATTCGACCAAAGTCGAAAATCAGATTATCCCTCTGGTTGGCATGAGCATAGAGGATATTTATATGATGTATGATATTATCGGAGTGAATGATGATCAAGATAAGGATAAACTCGCGATTTATACGAAGGGTGCGGCCTCGCGCCTTAAAAAGCAAAAACAGGAAACCAAAAATCGATGCCAGCATTTCATCGATTATATGATCGATGCGCGTGAATCGGTGGTCGATGCAGTGTTTCATAACAAAAATGATAATATTGTTCGACTTCCGGTAGCGTTCCAACATATTATTGCGAACATAGAAGGACAACTCGGTCTCAATATTCATTCTGCGGTGGATATAACACCACTAGAGGCATTCGAAATGATTGATGAACATTTGAAGAAAATGAATCGAATGGCTTTTGTTCCTTTGACATTAATGTTTAAAATTCTCTACCATTTCTATTTGAATCCAAAAGACTTATTGATCAAACGTCGATTTCATCGTAAAGCCCTACAGCTACTTCTAGAGACCATTGAGCTGAAACATAAGGAGGCTATTGTTCATCCGGGTGAAATGGTAGGAGTCATTGCTGGTCAATCTATCGGCGAACCCACCACACAGTTAACCCTAAACACATTTCATTTGAGTGGCGTTTCAAGTAAATCAAATGTCACGCGTGGTGTGCCGCGCATTGAAGAGATCCTAAGACTCACACCCAATCCGAAAAACCCGTCTCTAACCGTTCATTTGAAGGCGGCCGATGAAGGCCAACAAGAAAAGGCTACAACCTATGCAACAATGCTAGAACACACCCGATTGGTAGATGTGATAAAATCCATACAAATTTGTTTTGATCCGAATGATGAAGTGACAACCATTTCAGATGATCGCGTGGTGTTGGAAGAATTCTATGAATTCGAGAGGATGATGAAGGAATGTAATGATACCTCTACCGATGAAGCCACAGCACAATCGAAATCGAAATGGATTGTTCGCATGGAAATGGATGCTGAAACGTTGCTGGATAAAAACATTACGATGGATGATATTCATTTTGCCATTTCGAATAGCCAATATGGTGGCGATATGAATTGCGTTTATTCGGATTTCAATAACGATAAATTGATCTTCCGGATTCGCATGAATAGCGGCGTTTTCAATAAGGGCAAAAAGAAAGGTGTTGCTGAAGCACTTGATCAATCCGATGAGATTTATCTTCTTAAAAATTTCCAGGATTCTCTCTTAAATAACATTGTCCTGCGTGGCGTGAATAACATAGCAAATGTATCCGCACGCAAGGTACAAAACATGGTTTCCAAAGAAGATGGCAAATACGTAAAAAAAGATGTATGGGTGCTCGATACAACTGGTTCAAATCTGATAGAAATTTTGGCACAAGATTTTATTGATCCCACGCGTACCTATAGCAATGATATTCGCGAGATGTTCGATGTTCTAGGAATTGAAGCCGCGCGTCAGATGATTTACAATGAATTGTCGGATGTCATGGAATTTAGCGGCGATGTCTATATTAATTACCATCACCTGAGTCTCCTATGTGATCGCATGACCTGTTCGAAAAACATGATACCTATATTCAGATCGGGCTTACTAAAGGATGATGTTGGACCGATTGCAAAGGCCACCTTTGAAGTGCATACTGAAGTATTGTTGGATGCCGCGCGACACGGTGAGTTTGATCACATGCGAGGTGTATCCGCGAATGTCATGTGTGGTCAACATGGAAATTATGGCACAGGCGCATTTCAGTTACTATTGGATATGAAAGAAATGGAGAAACTGGATGTATCTGACATAAAGGTTTCCAATAAACAAACAGATATTGAAACGGAATTTGGTTTGGCAACACAAGATTCAGGAGAGATGTGTAGCAAAACCAATATCCAAATTCATAATAATGTTGTAAAGATCAAGGTCAATACAGAAACTGGAATATGTGACGATGGATATGACGCGGGATTTTAGAAAGTCTTTGTGCTGTCGTGTCGATAAAATGCATAACAATTATTTTATTTGAAATTTGCTAAAATAAAATAATTATTTTTTTACTAAATAAACCTGATTTGTATCAAATCCGCCCAAAATACCACAGTCGGTGGCTGGACCATATTTCATGGATTGTGCTATATCGGTTCCGGTCCAACATTGGCCATTTGATTGTAATCCATATACATTTGCGCCATTCTTTACAGCTATGGCCTGGCAATCGGTAATATTTTTTACCGTTCCCTGATTATTCGGAATGGCGCGATCAGTTCCTGTCGTCGAATCTTTATAACAGCCTAAATAAGTGTCAGTTACATAAATCGAGTTAGTATCAAAACCACCCATTTTATTTGAACCACAGTCAGTGGCCGAACCATATTTCAATGCCTGTTTTAAATCAGTTCCTGTCCAACATTGATTACCGTCCTGTAAACCATAAACACTAGCTCCTTTCTTTTGTGCAATAGCTTGACATTCTGATTCGTTTTTTACTGTTCCGTTATTGTTGGGTATAGCGCGATCATTTCCTGTGGTAGAATCTTTAAAACATCCTATATATTGATAAGTGGGTGGCGCCATCGAAGGTCCAGATGACGTTATCGTTTTTATAGTGGGTGAAGCGGCGGGTTTATCAACGGATGGTTTCGATATGGTTGCGGGTTTAGTAACGGTTCCGCTATTGCTATAATCCATCGGCAGCAAGGATGATGTGAAATAGACCTGACCTGTAGGTTCCATTCCTTCGTAACGTGTTTTGACTAAATAAAGACCAAATAACAAAATCAACGAAAAGAGAATGGAATGGACTCCGACTTTAAGATAGAAAGAACCTCGACTAGGAATCTCACCGAGTATTTTTGGCGTTAATAAATAAAAAAGAACCCCCGCCAAGACAAACTCAATAAAAATGCTATACATATAATATGTGCCGAAATTATGCGCGCGCCTCTTTCATCAAAAACTGTGTCGTTTTCAGGAATTCGGACAAAGACCGAATGTTATCACTATAGTTCGAATCCCCACGTTCAGCATTTAAAAACATATCATTTTTCATATCAACAAATGAAATTGCTGGTAATACCAACCCATATGCAGGTGGTTTGTTTTTACCTTCTAAACCCTCTTTCATGGCGGGAGATCGCACGAAATACATTTTTTCATTAGCAGTGCCTTTTCTGCCCATTAGTAACCAATTCATTTTGCCAAATGTTTTCAAGGTCGTCGATGAAAACAATACAACGGGTAATGATATAGCGCTACACAATACCCACCAATCTAGATCCGTGATATAATATGCATCGCTCATAATTGCACTTTCCAGGCTGGTTTTTTTATTTATTACTAAATCCATTAAAAAATGTTTTTTCTGCTTTCGTAAAAGAGACAGAATATTCGAATATATTTTATCGCGCATTGAATCATCGGAATCCAGTACTTGTTTATAGGCTTTCCATAAAGTTGTTTTCACATTTTGAACAGAAAGTCCAGTATTTTTATATAAATCCTGCAAAATATAAATAATCGGAATAAAAGAACAGGTGACGCTGTTATTAAATTCTAATTCTCGACAGGATGACGGGAAATAACTTCTCCATGATCCGACTTTAGTATTTCCAATCACGTTTGGGTTATTTATATGAATACAGTCCGCAATAAAATTGCCGGTGGTCGTAGTTTCTGTTATAGACGCGGTGTCGCGCAATTGACGCTGTTCTTCCAAAGAAATGTCATTCGAATATTTTTGTGATTTTCCCGAATAAAATATCGGTATGGCTGTATCATATTCAATGTTTCGTATATAACGATTGATATTATATGGCGTCATATCTGAAAAATATTCTTTATTCAAAAGGGATTCCAAGATAAAAATTTCATCCTCATTCATGTGATACTCTATATTGGAAATATTCAGATAGGCTTTTGGATGGAGCATAAATAATTGGATTCGTTTGTATCGCAACAATTCATCTGCAACCCGGCCATAATAAATGCGAATATTATCATGTCCGCTCAACAGATGTTTCGCCGGGAAAATGGTTTGGCAAAATGTAATATCGCCCGACTCATCCTCTTTAACTGCGCAATATTTTGGTGAAGGTGAAGAACCATCACATTTACAGGGTACAATTTCGTCCAAATTGTCCAAGATCGATTTATCAAATTCTTGGAAAGATGCTATATCTTTAGTTAGTTCGCGCAATACCGATTCGATTTCCTCGCGTTTTTTTCGGTCTAACATACCCGCATCCTCAATCCATTCGCGTATCTGTTGTTTTGCTTTATGATTCTCATATCGATTCAATAAATCGCGAATCAAATTGCGAAAAGTATTATAAAATCGCGTTTCCAAGTTAATCTTATGCACAGTTTCTTTGCGAGTGGCTTCTTCCGCAGTTTCAAGTGCAAGTGTTTTATCGGTGTAATTCGTATAACTAGAATGATGGACTTGTTCTATGTCATCGAGATCAAGGTTTTCTTGTGGTGGCATGATTTGTATAAATTGATTTGTCTCTGTTAAAAATCCCACAACAATACCGTCTTCTACGACTTTAACAACCGGTTTACATAATATTTCTCCTTTTGTTTTAAGTGAAACACCAATTAAACGATCCCGTGTATGAATATAATCCAACCAAAGTTCGTCGGTATCCATATAAATCGTTTTCAAATCGTTTATTTGGCTGGATGGAAAACAGGGCACAAATAACAAATTCTGATCGTCTTGTGTGTTTGTTTGAATGCCGATCACTTTGTTACGATAATTCAGGACCTGGCGTTCCACACGATATCCGTGATTTTTCAATACACGTATTATCTCTATCGCATTCAAATTTTGTTTGAATTTATAAACGCGAGGCATGCCAGGCTGAGTGGGACAATATTTTTGTGTGGCACGTTGAATCATTTTTAAAACGTCTTGTATCATTTTTACCGATGAATGTTCCAAGAACGCCTTTTTAAATACAAATTCACTATGTTTAACATCCGTCTGTTTTAATTTATAAGATACCGCTTTTGTACTAATATTCATAACAACTCCCTTCGATCCCACCTCTTTCGAAACAATTTCGCCGCGCTTCAGAGCATAAACTACATTTCTGGCGGAATTGATCACGGAGTCGTGTTGCTCATATAAATGTATAGGTTCATAAATTTCACCCTTTTTTAACAGTATAATTGTCTCCTTGTTGATCTCAAATTGCGCAATAGAATTTGTAGGACATAATACGTTTAATTTTTCTCTGATATCATCTTCAGGAAGTTCCAAAATAATCATATTAAATCCATCGCGCATTAATTTGTCATTACGGTTACACATCATATCCCATAAATAGGTATGGTCGATAATTGACATAGGATCACGCAAGAATTGGATAAAATTTTCATAAGATGCGATGGTATCTTCTAAATAATCCATTTGACTTTCATTTCCAAGATCGATGGTTTTATAAAACTCCGTATTTGAGTAATTGTCTATGTCTATCACCGAAAGATCGATTTTTTGGGGGCGAAAAATGGTCGCCAAATTGCCATTGTGGTATTTCAAAAATGAATCTAATGTGACGGCCTCTAATAAAACGTTTATCATTTCTTCTATGGTCGGCGTGGATTTTAAATCATGTTTATATGCATAAAAATGTGCCATACATGCAATAAACGACTTGTTTTTCGAATATTCAACACCATAACGTAATAAACATGGTTCATTTGAGCGAATGATGGACGGGTTTTGTGGATCTGTTACAGATTGATTATCTATTCCAAAAAATAGCTGAACCGATAGAGGTAGAAACCCCCAACGGTATTGATCGACATCTGTTACGGGGCCTATAATATACGATGTATTTTTTGCCAATTCGATCTGCCCTTTATTTTGTGTCTTGGCCTTTGTTGCTTTGAGGGGTGTATTATCTGCTCCCGCCGCGTCATCGTTTTCTTGGTAATTGAACATAGCGCGTCGTTTCTTTTGATCTTCCGAATTCCAAGCATTTTTAAAACAACACGGGAGTCCTAGCTCTTTGGGATGAAATTGCTTCTTTTTATGGAATCCGGGTGTATGATATATATATTTCCCTTTTTCATCATAATGATCGTTGGTAGAAAATTCATATACATATGCACCCGGCGGAACTTCAGTCTTACCTTTTGGAATAATGGCTCCACATTTACCCGCCTTCACATCTTCTTCGGAAATGGGCATATTCGTTTTTAAACACCAATATCTTGGACATATATACCAATATTTATGTTGGGGATCCGAACCATAATGTAGAGCATGTGAATATAAACCAGGTGATGTTTTATCAATTTGGGCCTTTTCTTCGTCCGTCAAAATAACCGGCTGGCGTTTTGCAGCGGCTTGACAGACCGTTCCGTATGTTGGATATCCTGTTTTAGAATCAGTGATAAATAATTCAGGATCTAGTTCATGCATGCGTTTGAAAAACGGCGTCGGATTGGCAATTGACATTCCGTCGATGTCCGCCTGGTATTTCTCTTCTTTTTCTTTTTCTTTTCCGGGTGCACCCCCTCTATATATTTGTTCTGAATCTCCCTCTTCCTCTTCTTCTACCTCTTCTTCATATTCATATTCATCATCGAAACGCAAGACATTTGGATTATATTCTGTTTCGGCTTCATTTATTCCTATTATATCTGCATCTGCATCCTCATCTTCTGGTTCTGCTTCTTCTTGGTCAAATTGTAAAAAACGTGATTTTTTTGTGGCGACGGGTGCGATAGCTGCATATACTATATTATTCACAATGTCCTTTTCTGCGTCGACACCTTTGGTTTTTGTAAATTTATTTAATTCCTCCTCTGAAATGTTAGTAATGCTAGCAGGGTTTTGTGAAAAACGTAAAATAGTATCTAAATAAACCTGTAGGACATCGATATATTCAATGAATGAAATCTTGGACACTTGGACTTGAATGTCGAGATGTTGTATCTTTATCGATGTGACAAAACCCGGATTTTCTATATAATTACCATTCAGCGATTCGTGTTCAACAGAATATTTACCGAATCGCAAAATCGCTTCTTCTTCGGTCATTTTATAGTTATCCATTAGAGAACGAATCACGTCACGTTCATTAGCTGTTTGTTTATATACTTCTGTAATTAGCGCGGATTGAGCATCCATTTTGCGGAAATTTTCCACACGCTTGAACCGAAGATCAGCGCCCGTTTTAATATCCGTTGAAATGACATCAAATGTCGTAGAGATATATGAAACCTGTTTTTTAAGATCTATTTTATATGTGATCGGTAATGAAAGTGTATAGTTAAAAAGGGCCGAATTCAAAGATGAAAAATTACGAAAAACGGGGAGTTCATATCCAGCCGATTCTAAATATGTATTTAACTGTGAGATAATCGGATTAATTGATTGTGTGATCATCGTTTCTAATGCATCCGCATCAACGGGCGTTTTTAAATCGCCGATAATTTGAATCGTAGAATTTTCATTGATATGTATAAAGAAATCTGTATGGCTGACATAGATGGAAAGTTGATTACCTTTACCCATGCGTTGTCTCAATTGATTAATTTGAATTTCACTTAAAACGGGTATTTTTTTACCACTTGCCGAAATTTGGGTCGAATAAAGACGATATAATTTTTCATGGCGTTTACCCGGATTATATTTTATGATAGGCATATCTATAGTAGAATGCATGTTTTTAAAGAGAATATCTAGAGGGATTTTATGTTTATAATCAGTCGATTCTAGTGTGATGGAAAAGGCCGATATGCCGCGATATTTATACGGCAGTTCGACAGTTTTTCCCCTGTAAATCTTATAAAATGTATCGATGGTTTGATAATATTCAGTGGGCATCGTTACTTTGTCAGGATTCATTGAATCCAGCGTGTCGACATTTTTTATGTCACGTTGATATAAAAATGGGTAATACATACTACACATGAAATCTTGGTCGATCCCTTTTTCGGTGGCGTAATCAAATACATCTTTTGCTAAACATACTATCAATTCTGTCGAATTGGTATAATTTAATAACAGAGTATTGTCAAATGTGAGAATGGGGTTTTTATTGGATTGTTCGAAATGGTTGATTACATCGACACCTCCAATATGAATAGTATATGGATTTGCTGAAAATAAAAGGTCGCGACTTTCTTGGAATTTCATTCCAAGAGGGATAAATATTTCATGCATACCCGACTTTTTCAGATTTTTCCATTCTTTATATGAAATGGTTTTGCCCGTATCATTGAACGGGGTTAAATCAGCGGATGAATTCAGATTCACTGCAAATTGTAAAAAAACATCGGATTTCATAGGTTCTGTGTCATTATAGGTAATGTCTTGGTAAATGACGTCCATATCAATGGAAATTTCGGATGAAACAAATAAATAGATTTCATCTAAGGTTTTAAGTTCGCTAGATAATTCTTGGAAAATCTTTTTTTTTATGGTTCGTATAGAATCATCTTTATGAATCCATTTGTCCAAGAAAATGATTTTTATATCATGTAGCTTATAATAGGCGTTTTGGGTGTCGCTAAATATTTCACTGTCATCTGTCGCACCAAATACCAGGATTTTATCCAAATCACCCTTTTTATTTAATAAGTGGACCTTGTATATATTTTTAGGCATTATATAGTATCTAATTACTTTTTGGTGCGTGTAAATTGCCGCATTTATTTATCCCGATATCTATATGCCAAGTTTAAACGACCGAATACTTGAATCCGCACTTGCGAATTCACATTCTTCGGTGTCAATGACAGATAAAGGGATTCAAAACTTCAGTGGTTTAATCGTTGGGTGTGGTCTTTCCGGTGTAGTAATAGCAGAACGAATTGCCAATGAATTGAATGGTAAAGTCACAATTATCGAAAAACGAAACCATATAGGTGGTAATTGTTATGATTATGTCGACCAAGACACGGGAATTTTAATGAACAAATATGGGGCCCATTTATTTCACACAAATAATGAAACTGTTTGGAATTATATCAACCGTTTCGACAAATGGAGCAGATGGGAACATAAAGTATTGACGTCTGTAGATAATAAATTTGTTTCCATTCCAGTAAATATCACTACAATAAATGAATTATGCGATGAACATCTACAAACCGAAGAGGATGTGAATGAATGGTTGAAGAAAAATCAGGTAAAATATGAGACAATTAATAATAGCGAAGAAATGGCAAAGTCAAGAATCGGAAATGCTTTGTATGATAAATTAATAAGAGACTATACATTCAAACAATGGAACAAATACCCCGAAGAATTAGATAAATCAGTTCTGGAAAGAATACCTATACGAGGCAACTTTGATACCCGTTATTTTGCTGATAAATATCAAGCTCTTCCGCATAAAGGATATACGCATTTTTTCGAAAAGGTATTGGATCATAACAATATCGAGGTGAAATTAAATACAGATTATTTTGAATTTATCAAAACAAATGATGTAACCAAATATGATATTGTTATATTTACAGGACCCATTGATTCTTATTTTCCAAACCTGGAAAAATTGGAATATAGAAGTATTGATTTTACCATTGAAACGATAAAAGATATGAATTATTTTCAACCCAACTCAGTTGTAAATTATCCGAGTAAAGACGTGCCGTTTACCAGAATTGTAGAATATAAACATTTTTTAAATCAAACGTCAAAAGATACGATCATCGTTTCTGAAAAAACCAACGATGTAGGTGAACCCTATTATCCAGTTCCTAATAAAAAGAATATGGATTTATATGAAAAATACAAAGTTCTTGCAAAAAAGGAAGAGGAAAATCGGGTGTTTTTTGTAGGAAGATTGGCCAATTATAAATACTTTAATATGGATGAGGCTATAGCAAATGGCCTCGATTTTTTCAATAATACTATTGTAAACCTATTACGATAAATGCAGCTTGTAAATCTGGACCACACTGTATTATTTAGTCATTTGAAAAATGCTATCTATATAATATAAAATGTTCGTATCGAACGATTATGTAAGCATATTATTGCAACAAAACGCAGGAAATGTGGTAAACCCGACCAGCGACCCTAATAGCATTAGTCTTGGCAAATCCGCTTTAGATTCCAATGTCACTGGTAATTCGAATATTGCCATCGGTGCCAATTCATTATATAGTTCCATTGCTGATTCGAGTAATGTAGCTATCGGTGTGAATGCATTATATTCATGTTCGGGTGGTATTGGGAATGTGGCAATTGGCACAAACGCGTTACAAAATAATACCATCGGTGGAGACAATAATGCAGTTGGATATAACGCATTAAAATTCAATCAAGACGGCTCTTATAACACTGCCATAGGATACACTGCATTATATTCGAATACACGCGGATCTAAGAATACTGCCATAGGATACACTGCATTATATTCGAACACTACTGGGACATTTAATGGTGGATTAGGTGGCGGTGCATTATATTCGAATACAACGGGATCTTATAATAATGCAGTTGGAAATGGTTCATTACACCCTTGGTAATTTAAAACGCCGTTTTCACAGCATTAAAAAAAATCAAGTTAGTAATGGCGAATTACACGCCTTTGCGCGCTTATCACTCTTACGAGGTTTCACGGCAATTTTTTCTGGTTTAAAACATAATGGTCTTTCTTCTCCTCTGTATTGACCGAGAAGTAACCCTAATATGTTTTTTGAAGCATTTATGTCCCTATCCATACAGCATAATTTACACTCGTTGTGTTTGCAACGGATTACGCTATGGATATTAGACATTTTTGCTATGGGTTCTAAAACGCCCTTCTTTTTTCGTTGAATACGATTTCGGTATAATTCAATTTCTTTATTACACGAAGAACACGTTTTGCTTGTTTTGTATTCGTCTATATCAACCACCTTACAATACCTACGTAATTCTCGTTTTAATCGTAAAATGGGTGTTGTTGGATGAGATTTTACTAATCCGTGTTGCTGTGAATAATCGCCGAAACCTACTAGTGTTTTTACATTTTTTGTTGCTTTGCTTACACCACTTATACGTTCGCATATTTTCGCTAATGTTGCTTTGCTTCTACAATAGGAAGTGAAG